TTGTCGTATTTGTCGGTGTAACTTGTTGCGTTTTAGTCGGTGTTGGTGTACTCGCGATCGGCCCTGATGTTGAAGTTGGTGTTTGAGTTAATGTTGGTGTGTTTGTCAAGGTCGGTGTAGCAGTAGTCCCAGTAGTTGGGGTGACAGATTTAGTAGGTGTATACGTTGCTGTAATACTAACAGTTGGTGTGATAGTTGGTGTTAGAGTTGATGTCGGTGTGTAAGTTGGAGTGACTGTATCTGTTCTAGTAACACTTGGAGTGACTGTATTTGTACGTGTAATTGTCTGAGTTGGTGTGGGTGAAAGACCTGGTGTGGGAGTTGGTGTAAAACATGGATTATCAGTGGTATTACATGGATATGTAGCTAAACCAAACAAAGAATTATATGGTCCTTGTGGGGAAAGTACTGTATAACAATATCCAGATAGTTTGACCTGCATTCCATTAAATACTGGGGTCTGACCAAATGAAGGTGGTAAGTTAGCAGGAACAATAGAGTCATCACACACACTTCTTAAAATCCATATTTTATAATTTGTAGTTACCGTTGGTGTTGGTGTGTTTGTAGTGGTACTAGTGTTTGTTAATGTATTTGTAGGTGTATTAGTTGAAGTAGTTGTATTTGTAGGGGTGTTTGTTGTTGTTGAAGTATTTGTAGGTGTATTAGTTGAAGTAGTTGTATTTGTAGGGGTAATATCAATTGTCGTAGTCGGTGTTTTAGTTAATGTAGGTGATTGTGTGGCATATATAGTTTTAGTTGGTGTCGGGGTATTTGTCAATGATGAAGTGTAAGTAACAGTGTTAGTGGGCGTTTCAGTTGGTGTTGGTGTTGTTCCACCGGTCAATGATACTGATGGTGTTACACTCGGTGTGACTGTAGATGTATTTGTTGGAGTGTTTGTCGATGTCGTTGTTTTAGTTACTGTATTAGTATATGTTACAGTATTTGTTGGTGTGTTTGTTGGGGTAGAGGTCTGAGTTGGGGTATATGTAGGGGTCTGAGATGGACAAATACTGTGAACGGTTGTGCATTGTGCACAATTATCGAAATAACTTCCATTGAATATTTCGACTTCACTAGCATCAAAGTCATAGAGTTCTATAATTTTCCAACAAATATAATCATCATTGAATGTTCTACCTGTATTTCCAGTGTCTACATTATAGAATTTCACTACCGATTCATTACAACAATCCACCACTCTTGCGAGTACCTTGAAATTACTGGTGACTGTTGGTGTTGGTGTATTTGTAGGCGTAAATGTCGGAGTAGGTGTCAAACATGGGTTCACCGATATACATGACGCGCATGTTGAATGTCCAGATAATGTGACGTCAGGATAAAGATTATTTCTTGATGATTTTTTTTCCTCTATCGTATAACAACCACCACTAAACGATACTACATCACCAACATTGTAAGATTTTAATCCATTTAATATTCTCGCTTCGGTTGTCGAACAACCAGAACATGAAATAAAGGTCATTTCCACATACGACTCTGTAGGCGTATTTGTAGGTGTATTTGTATTAGTTGATGTAAATGTTTGTGTTAAAGTATTGGTAGGTGTATTAGTAGGTGTATTTGTAACGGTGGATGTCACTGTTTTTGTTGGTGTAGGAGAAGGACACGGATTTTCTACCTGACATTCTGATATACCAGTATACTGGAAGAAAATATCACCTATTGGATCCTGAAGTTCATATGGATAATCTTCAGGATATATAAATTCTAACACCCAACAAAGTCCATCGAAAGATCCCACCTGACCAACTTCTGGATTAATATTTGTAGCTAGGAATTGGAACCCTGTACCGGAATTAGTACATCCTGAACTAACAGCATATACAAGTTTAGTGGGTCCTGGGATTGTAGGTGTACTGGTTCTAGTATATGTAAGTGTTGGTGTAGTAGTTTTAGTAGGCGTAGATGTAACGAATGGAGTAGGTGTGACATCAGGGTATGAATTATTACACTGTTGACAAGTTGTGAAAGATGTACGTGACCCAATATCTACTGTTCCACCACTTATTGATAATCCAAGTACAATATAACACTGATTATTTACTAATACAATTTCAGCAACTTGTGTATTCTGCGGTAATGAAACGATGATAATTTCACCTGTGTTACACTTATAAATATTAAAATTAGAATATGATAATGTTGGTGTGTAAGTTGGTGTTGAAGTATGAGTTGGTGTATAAGTCGGTGTCGTAACAGGAGTACTTGAAATAGAGGCTGTCAGACTTGGTGTTACGGACGGTGACTGAGTCGGGGTTGGAGTTGGGCATAAATTTACACTAGTACAAGAAGCGCAATTATCATATATTAGTGTATTACCTGAAACATCAATATCAGCAAATGATTCACCGTTACCACCTATATTAATAATAGTCATACATTCACCTGCAACCCTAATAGTTGTACCAATTATTGAAGTATAACCACTTGGTGGTTGTAGATCGTTTGGAATCAAAACATCTAAGGTATTGTCAAAGCAACAACTAGCAACCTGAACTGATGTTAGATTACTGGTCGGACTAGGAGTGACAGTATTTGTTTGAGTTGGTGTCGATGTTGGTGTTAAATTAGGTGATGCGTTGGGCGTTAGTGTAAACGTATTAGTCATAGTATTAGTTACTGTGACTGTTGGTGTATTGGTTTGCGTATTCGTTACTGTAGGTGTGACAGTACTGGTCTTAGTAGGGGTTGGTGTATTACAAGTATTACCACTTGATATACATTCATCACAACTATCAAAATTTGTAATTTCAATAATTTGTGGAGCATTTGGACATTGACCTGGTGATGCAAATGTTTGTAAGCTATAACATTGTCCACTTAAAGTAACAATTTTTCCATATTCAGCTTGATCTGCAGGGACTGATACAATATTTCCAAATGTTGGATCACAACAAGAGAAAACAGTCCAACATTCATAATTCGCTTGTAGGGTCAGGGTAACCGCAGGAGTCTTTGTTTGGGTGACTGGTGGAGTCTTAGTAGGTGTAATTGTTCTTGTGGGGGTTACGAATGGAGTTTTGGTTACAGTTCTAGTAGGAGTGTGCGTGGGTGTCGTGGTAACTGAAGGGGTACCAGTAGGGGTTGGTGTTGGACATAAACATTGTGGTGTTCCACATCCTTTATTGTCAGGACCCCATACAGTTCCTATATATATGTCAGATGGTGATGGACTTGCCAAGCTCCGAGGAAAATAACAAACACCACTGTAAGTAATACCATAACCTTGTTGGATCCACCCATTAATTGAAGCGGCGTCTACTGACGCATAAATTGTTTTTGGCGGACCTGTTGGATCACTATTAAAACAACAACTATCGAATTGATAAAAACCTAAAATAGGTGAATTTTCTGGGAATACAACTTTAGTATACTTGTTAACAGTTCCAAGTGAATTTCCTCTCGTTGACCTTATATTTTCATATGATACTTGATACGGAATAAATAGACTTAGATCCCTAGTACTTGTAGTTCTTCCTGTACCAATGGTTTCACCTGGTAAAATATCAACCCTACCACTAATAATTTCCTCTCTACCACTATCATCATTTAAATATAATATATTTTCGAATTGGATAGTAGTTAATGTTGTAACAGCAGTATTAGCGGTGATACTAAAATTGGCGATTGTCGATCCTGTCTCATAGTCAACACCAAAATCTAGATCTATTTCAACAATTCCAGAGGCGGTCACCGTTTGAGTCTGAGTAGGTGTTAATGTTCGAGTCGCAGTAACGGTTCGAGTAACTGTTTGAGTCACTGCTGGGGTCGGTGTTGGTGTAGGACAAGGATTTTGTAGTTGACACTCTTCACAGTTACTATAAGACGATAACGGATAATAATCACCTGATGGTGGTGCATTTAATCCACTCACACTATAACAAACTCCCTCAACATCGACTATGTCCCCTAACTGTACCTCACCATCAGTAAGAATTACAATGTTTATCGTAAATTCTGATGGACAACACTGACTAGCGTAAACATATTTCCTAGTTGTAGTACTTGTAGGGGTAAATGTGGGGGTTGGGGTTGGACATGGGTTATCAGTTGAACACATATCACAATTATCAAATATTTGTGATACTATTGGAAAACTTCCATCGACTTCGAAATTAATTACAGTTTCTATTATATAACATTCGTTTTCAAATAAAACTGATTTATCTTCTTCTGGATTTAAATTTTTATCTATCTTTAAAATAATCCAATCTTCACTGAATGTACAACAACTTTTACTACAAACTATCGTATGAAAATCCACAGGGATAGTTTCAGTTGGCGTATTCGTAAATGTTGGTGCTGGGGTACATGCAAAATTACCTAAACAAGTATTACATGAGGTATAAAAGGTATCGATCTCGGGATAAATATCTTCAGGGAATACTGAAAAACTTTCTGACACAAATTGATCAGTATAATAACATTCATTTTCATAAGAAAAATAAAATGTATTATTTATCTCACTTTCATTTATATAAAGTCTAAAATAACTTGAAGCTTCTTGGTTATTACAACATTTTTTTGCCGAATAAATATAATAATCAGTACAAGGGTAGTTTCTTCTACATTTACTACAGTCATCAAAAACTTGATTATAGTCTATTATAGGATAAACTGAAACTTCATATGGTGCAAATAATTTACCTACTTTATAACATTTATTGTCATAAACAAATGACTTAGGCGGATTATCCAAGTATATGATAGGTATGTTAAAATAGAAAGTGTCTTGATCTCCACAACATGGTGTACATTCATACACAAATAGACATGGTTTAATCGCCAAACATTCACCACAACTTCCATAAAATAAATTTTGCTCAATTCTAGGATTTCCAGGGGTACTAACTTGAGAAATTAATTCAAATATTTCGTAACACTGATTCTGATAAATAAATGTTTGACCTGTTACAATATCCTCTGGAACATTGAATACACTTATTGCTAGGTTGTCACAACATTTTCTCGCGTTCACAGTTTTGTATGTGTCACTACAAGGAAAATCAGTTAGACATACCTTTTCATTACTGTAAGAAGAATTTATAAATGGGTGTCTGTAATCCAAATCCAATGGACCTGCAGATTTTATCCAACATTCATCATCGAAAGATATAATATCACCAAAATCCTCTTCTGTTGGTATATTGAAAAATTTAGTTTTTACATTTCCGTCATAGACACAAACACTATTGAATAGATATAGAGCGTATTCAATATTTAACGTTGTTGGACTAGGAGTTACTACTGGTGATCGATCTCCAGATCTAACTGATTCCTCATCATCATAAACAATTATTTGTTTAGAGATTACATTTCCACATTCAGATTCCTTACTTACGATATATAATGTGTAACTTGTACCTTCTTCAGAACCATCTAGATTTACTGAATTACCGTAAATTAATTGATCCCTACTTAAGTTCGAGGCTATTGGCACTGTCTCAGTTGAACCCGTATGTATATCAAAGGGACCTATAGCATTTGATGAAAGGGTTAGTCTAATAATTACTTGTGCCATTAAACATAAATATTACTAATTTTGATTGTGAAAAATTTTTTTTAATTTAAATTAGTAAAATAATTTTTACACATATCTATCCAGAATCTCATTACACTTCCTTCATAACTTGTGAATTTATTAGATGTACTTATTATAGCATCAGTCACTTTCATTGGATAGTCCCCAGTAGAATCACTTAAAATGTGATAATAATCTTTTGGTTTTCTACTAACTATAGATGAACCATCAGCAAAATCAAACTTTAAATTCAAATTTCTAATAATAAATGTCCAATTATTATTAGTCTGATCTAGTTGTTGTAATTCAAATCTAACTCCAAAATTTTCTTGGTCACCGTAATCAAATAAACTCAAGAAAGGTGAGTTAGTATTATTAATTGTAATTGTAACATCATTTATGACACCACTTTGTAAGTCATTTGGTCCTTTAGTATAGAATTCATAAATACCTCCAATACCATTTATCACTTTTACTGATAAATTTGTAAAATCATTACTATTACCATTCGAGTTACCTATTAATGAGAAAGAAATAGAAATACTTTCTAATACTGGATCATTAAATGTGAGTTCATCATTATCTAAAAATTTGAAATAACTTATATTAATTTTTTTATCATATCCTACTATCTCTGAATAATTTTGATTCCAAACAGGATCAAAAACAAAGTCATTTATCATTGAATTACTCAAACTTGTCGATACAAGATATTTTTCTCTTGTTGTGGGTATGAAGTCTTCGTCTATCGGACCGTATGTATTTTTAACTGATCCACACATAGTCCTTCTGAAATTTAAATAAGACATAAATGGTGCCGCACCATCGTTTTCATCGTAATATGGTTGATAATCTCCACACTCTAAACAAGTTGAATTAGAATTAAATGGAAGAACATTATCTAATGTGTCTTTTTCTAATTCAGGGAATAATTTTTGCCATCTATTACAAATAAAAGTATGATGTGAAGAGAACGTATGACCCATTTCATGTACGAAAATAAAGTCTATGTATGAAAGATTAAAAAATCCTGAATTAGCAACACACATTTGTGCAGTATAACCTGGTAAATTAGCTATTCCAAGTGCTCCTGGTGCTCCAGCAGTTGTAAATATACAACCTTTATGATAACCACTATTAATAATACTTCCATAAGTGTTGTCTAACCAAGCATGGTACTGGAATCTATCCAAACCATCAAGTTGATCAGTATCATGTACAAAAATGTCGTATTCTATTGTAATTCCATCCAGTTCGTTTGTGTTCTCGAACGATTCAATTAAAAGTTCACCACATTCAGCACCAACTATTAACAAATTTTCATATGAAGTGTAATTCAACATTTCATTTGAAAAATCAATTCTAACTTTTATCACACCTTCAAATGTTTGGTAGACTTCAGGATCATCAGCACCACCTGGGATTGGAAGTGTAGGTGGATTAACATCATATTTACATCCTGGAGTGTCACAATCGTATCCATACTCATATAACTTTACAAAATTATAGAGTATTTTTTCATTTGAATTTTGAGGTCTCAATGGTTGAATTCTCCAGTAATCGTGATAATTGTATTTACCATTCTCAGTCGCTTCATCATAACTAATTACTTTGAATTTTGTCTCCCAATTTGGTATCAAAGTATTATTAAGAGTCAATCCATTTAAATAGTCATCTAATACGTCTCCACAGGGGAAATTTGTACATCTAGTATAATTTGGTACCTCACCTCTTCTTCTCAAATATGTAGTACCTGAAACTATATCTCCAATTGTGAAATACCCAAGTGGACCTTCTTGTTGCGAATTTGTGTAGTTATTATAAAATAGTGTCTGAGGGTGGAATTCATAAATAAATCCTGTTGTCAATCCACTTAACCATAACCAACCATATCTTTGTTTTTGACATAGATTCTCACTAATTTTACAATTGAGTTCCTCAACGTATTGTTGGTCATTGAGTAAATTAATATCTGGGACTTTATGTACAAAATCTTTATATGAAGCCAGATCCTCTAAATGTTCCCAATCGGCACCATCACCTATACCAATGGCGATAATTTCAGTATGATGAACAGGAGAATAGTTATTTTCGACTGGGATGTCATCAATATTTTCTATACCTAATTCAGGTGAAAGTGCATTTCCTAAAGTTCCGGCATGTGGCGATTTCATTCCTTCGACTATAAATCTTGTCTGGAACCATGTAAACAGTGGATCATTTACCCTATTATCACCAAAATAATTACCCTGATCATTTGTTAGGTGAGTATTTGGACCCCAAGTTAATGCATTACCCTGATAGGAATCAGGATCTTGAATAATTATGACTAATTTTTTGACTTTTCTAGGGTTATATCTATCATCAACATCCTCATCTAAACAAATCAAATCTAATTCATATTCATCATATAAATCGATATTCTCTGTAATGTTACCCCATGGCATATCCTGGGTGTTTAACCATTGTTCCCCACCCAACTTCCAATTTTCTAAGTTGTTATATGATGATAATTGACCACTTACTCTCAAGAGACCCGCAGGTAAATTATTTCCATATCTTTTCTTAGTAATTGGATCAATCGATCTAGTATGTGTCTGGGGGTTATATGGTCCTAATCCCCAAGTAATGTCAGCCGCAACTTGTGAAAGTTCACTAAATAATTCAAGCGTGTTATTTGTAGGTTGATTTATATAATAAATCCAAGAATTATATTGAGGATGACTATTAACTTTATCAACCGATTGTTCGTATGTTAGATCATCAGGAGCATAAATTGGTATAAATGGTAAGGGTGCAATTTTAACTAATGGTTGTATTACGCTATCATCGGTGATAAAATTATTTTCGGTATGGTAAATGTAATTTGAACCTATAAAACTTATCAAGGTACTCCATTCCTCAATACTCATTTCATTATCAAAGTATGTCTTTTCACCGTAAGGAACAGTTGCGGTTATAGGATCGATATCGTTAATTCTATTGGGTACATCAAATAGATAAAAAATTCTGGTTCTCACATTGTAATGTGTACAACAATTACTTCCTCTACCAACAACATCTATGTATGGTAAATTTTGTGGGAATAAATTACAATTTGATCCAGGACAAGGCGGACATCCCGCGGCACCCACCGGTGGTTCAGAGAAAGTTATATAATCTATAGTCAAGGTCGGTGTTGGTGTAGGTGTAGTTGTAGAGGTCGGAGTTGGTGTTGAAGGACAAGGACTAAATTCCAAACAATCGTCACAATCAGTAAAGTTAATTTGATTAGTCCCTATAAAGTTTGGTATACCTACCAAATTTGTATTTTCTGTTACAATTTCAGTTATTTTAAAACAAGCTAATAATCCATCCAAGAAGGGGTGATAGTATTGGAAGGCTTGATTCAATTGAGCAGAAATAGGAACCCAAATCCAAGCTTTTAAAACTATTGGAAAATCACAACATGGCTCAATGATTACCTTTTTAAACTCTGGAGTTGGGGTTTGAGTTTTAGTGGGTGTTGGGGTTACTGAAGTTGGTGTATTTGTAGGTGTGAACGCCGGTGTTGAAGTAGGTCCTGGAGTACATGCAAATGTAGGATCTGTACAATCTGGATCAGCATTACAACTACATTCTGGACATGCCATTCCAGTACCATTATCATAATAAACTTCTATGATATCTACTTGCCATCCCGAACCTTGACTGATAAAAGAAATTAATTCAAAACAGACTGTAGGTCCAAAAAGTGAAACTGTCAACACGTCACCAACATCGATTACAGTTTCAACCGGGATATTCATCACAAAAAGATTATTGGGTTGCTCTCCACAACATTTTTTAGCTCTTATTCTTTTGTAAAGAACTGTGGGTGTCGGAGTAGTAGTAGGTCCTGGAGTTGGTTGAATTATTTCACATTGTTCATCATCACATTCTATTAATGTAATATTATCTTCTTCTAAAAATGCTATAGTTATATTTTCATATGATATCTGTGCGGGATCAACAAGAACATTGGTATAACAAACCTCATCATCCAATCCATTGTCCAGATTGAAGGCATATGTTTGACCAACTTCAAATTCAGGAGAACTTAAAGTAAATAAATCGTAATATATTCCTGTATTACATCCCAAAAAGAAACTAGAATTACATTCAAAAGTACTACCACCAGCAGTGACACAATTATTACATGCAGTATCACCTTGGAATACTAGTGATAGTGGAACGAAAACTGATGCAACACCTCCAGTAGTAAATGAGTAGTCAACTTGAATTATTTTCCAACAATTGTTATCATATGGAATTACATCATTTACACTTGGATAACCGTTATTTGAATACTCAATATCTAATATAGTTTGTGCAATTGAACAACAATTTCTGAGTAAACATCTGATTTTGGTTTTAGTGGGTGTTGGTGTTAGTTGTGAAGTCTTAGTTAATGTAGGTGTCACTTGCGGTGTTTTTGTTGGTGTCGGCGTTACCGAGGTCGGTGAAGGGGTACTTGTAGCCGTTGGTGTTGGACATATTACACTTTGACCATGACTCTCAATATAATATGGAGCATTTTCCAAACAGTCATCACAATCAACATATGGCTCATTACCTATGAATGGGTAATCTAATTCTTCTTCGATTATACCTATGATTCTCCAACAATAGCCAGCATAATAAAATGAATTTCCAAGACTTAATCCGTAGAATCCAGTAACATAAATTACTTGTGGATTTTCTATATAGGTACTTTGACAGCATACATTCAATAATTTATAAGTCCAAAGATCACAAGGATATTGACTTACACATGCCGAACATTTGGATCCTGTTATATATAGATTATTAACATCTAATACATCACTAGTAGGTGATACATTTAAAGCCTCTACTATATCATAGCAAATATCTTCGTAAACAAAAATATTATTTCCTGAAGCTAAATTTGTAGTATTAGGGATATATTGGAGTAAATTTGGATTTATTGTGACTATCAACTCTCTACCACACCCTTCCTCACATGGAATTGCCCTAAATACTCCTTGACATCCATTCAGTCCCAAACACCACGAACATTTTTTATAAAATGGTGAATTTACCAAAGGAACATTAGCCCAATTAAAATTATATGTTTGTATAATTCTCCAGCAAGATGTACCTAATTGATTGGTATAACTAAATATATAATTTAGATTTATTTGAGGTGCTGGACCCGGTTGACTAAGAATCGGTATACCGTTTGGGAAAAGTGCTGAAAAATTCACATTAAAATTAGCTATTTGACTTTGCCCATGTCCTAGTTGATCGTTACAACAATTTAGTGCAGTGACACCATATATAATAGGTGGAGGTGGTTGTCTGTTCTTTTCGAATTCCTTAGCTAGATCAACATAACATAACTCGCAACTATCAAAAAACTTATCATCAATCAGCGGATGATTTAGATTTGCCTTGAGTGGCCCTACCTCTTTATAATAACATTCATTTTCATATTGAATAAAATCAGTATTACCGAATATTCTTTTTATATTGAAAAATTTAGATTCAGTACTGTTTAATTCTGAATTACATTTCTTAAAAAGATATAAATCATAATCATATAGAATTGTTGGGGTCGGTGTAAGATCAGGATTGGTTCTACTTATTCTTTGATTTTCTTCTTCATCGTCATAAACTACAACTTTTTTTGTTACTTGTTCAGATTTATTTTTATCAAAAGTATCAACTACTGTAATATTATATTCAGTACCATTAACACTTCCAGGTAATTCAAACACTTCTCCTTTTTGAAGATCAAATCTTGTAGCACCAGTTAAAATTGGTTCATCTAGTGTAGAACCACTATAAATACTAAATGGTCCCGTCGCGTTTGAACCTATTGTTAATCTGATGATTACTTGAGCCATACTTTAGTGTTCGTGTCCACAAATGTTAATCATTCCATTAAGAAAGTCATTATTTATCTCCGGTATACTGTATTTCAAAGTTTCTCCTATAGCACCTTTGAATACATGATTATAAATACTTTTACCAAAAACTTTATTATTCATAATACTAAATTTTAGATTTGCGACTTCATACTTTTTAATTACGTTACCTGAAACATTTAAAACCTTATATTTAAGGTCTGATCCAGTATATAATTGGTTATTTAATCTAACCGTTCCTGAATTAGAATCCGAAATTTCAAATTTAATTGTTGATAAGTTTCTTTCTATAATGATCATTTTTTATAAATATATTTGTTTTTTTTTATGGTATATAAATTGTGTCACATTTAAAATTTAAATAATCATTGTCAGGTGGAGGTGGTTGTGATTCCTGTGTGAGTCCATACCTAGACAAATAGGTTGCACCATCTATAACACCTATAAATGTATCGTCTTCGTAAACAATAAAAGATGAATTTTTTTTGTCAAACTGATTAACCAAAATAAAATTTCTCCCATTTTTTGTTTTATTTTTAAATTGTGCTTTAGTACTTTTTCCATTAAATAGAAATGTACCTGCACCATCTGATTGAGAATCGTATTTACTTCTCCCTGTAGTTTTACCTTCGGATAAATTATTTGTTATAATTTCTATCATATCAAATAGTTTTGTATTTTATAATTAATATGTTTATTAATTAGAGATCTTTCATATGAATTATACCCCATAATTTTTCTAATTTTAGACGTTAAGTAGAAAACTGAAGGATTTTCTTGTTCGGCGTAATATGTGAGTAAATTACGTGTGGATTCATCTGTTGTCACATAATTCCTAATTATTTCTTCATTTCTACTAATAGTAAAACAATCATCAGGTAAACGTGTAAATGAAGTCCCATCTTCTAATATAAATTCTATTTTAAGCTCTTCTTTTTCAATGATCCATAGTTGTCCAGTCGTTGCACTCCTTGTTAACTTTACACCAAATGATTCCTGGTTTGTTATTTCAAAGACTGATTGCAACGAACTACCCGAAATTATAATAGTTTGAACGGTATCAGTCGTAGGTTCATTTGGACCAACAACTTGGATGGTTTTTGTACCTCCTGAATTAGATAATAAAATTTCGTTTTCAATACCAGATATAAATTGAGGTGTTCTAAACGTCAATTTTATACTAGATAAATTATTAGATTCCGTGATTTCGTTATCATTTAAAAATTTATGATAAAAAACATTACAGTCACCTATCAAAAAGGTATATTTATAGTATTGTTGATATTCTTCGGTATTGCTATAATTATCCCAAATAAATTTGGAATTTTGAAGAATTAATCCTGAATTTACAGGACTGGAAAATTCGTCTACAAGAAATTTTCCATAGGACATTATACTTAAACTTTTACTGTCATCACCTGTATATTCATCAGAATATGGTGTAATTTGATTTCCAAATCCACAACATTGTTGTCCTTGCATCTCAGCCGGAAAATTTCCTCCTGGATCCAAATAATCCGTATCAAGATCATCAAAAACCGAACCCCATACAGGATCAAAAGAATGTCTTAAACCAAAACCATGTCCCAATTCGTGTAATGTAGTTTCTAAAATTTTTGGAGGGTAACTTACAATGCTTATAATACCAACTCTTCCAATTGGGTTTTGAATTTGCATTTGTCCTCCGCTTTGACCATTGACTTGTGCGGTACCACTACCACACATTCTTAATAAGTAGTGATTACCATTATATGCCTGTACACCACCAATATTAGAAAAATAATTTATTAATTCAGTCAAAGAAGAACTATTTTGAAATACTGAATATAAACTATGATTTGTATCCACAATCTCATAATTAACTTCAAAGTTAAAATCAAATTCTTGAGTGTTAAGAATTGATTCTAGCTCTGAACTAAAATAGTCCGCATGATATTGAGCTTGAGTCAAAGACTCAAACTCAAAATCTGACCCGTAGTTAACTACATCGAACATGAGAGAGATTTTTATAGTACCGGTAAATTCAGCAATTGGGAATTCTGTACCATAGGGTACTTGTTCGAATTCATATTCAATAGAACCTTGAGGAAAACTGCTATTTGTACTACTACCACTTACGACAGGTATATATATACCATATTGCCCATAATATTGACCTATAGGACTAGAGTTGAAATCCGAGTTACTTATTACTCTAAATACTTTTTCTACATTTTCAACTGGATTTCTATCATTATAAAAATTGTTTCTATCTCCCGGATAATTTGAACCTGATGATAATCCATCGTCTGAATTAATATATGTTACCCCTGATATAGTATCACCAACATTGAATGGTAATTGTATGACACCTTCATTATCGGTATAATGACCTATTACGTTTTCTTTTGGTAGTACATATGTATATTCAGAGGTTAGACCACTTAAATATAAATAACCGAGTCCCATTTCAGTATAATACTCTTCGTATCCTGTCCACTTTTTTGTGTTGACCGGAATCCCTCCGTATCTTGGATCTAAACCCCTTAATTTATCATTGTAATTCCTAACAATAGAATAATTGACCGGGTCTAAACTAAATTTATCGGGTCGATTTCCATCAATTTTAAGTATATCACCATTAGAAAATATAAGATTTATAGTAACAAAATTATCTTCAGGCCAAATGTAAAGGAATAGATCCATTATCGAAAAAGTTGGACCATAAACTATATCATAATCTTCTGGATCATAGAGGTTTTGTAAAATATCTGATAAATAAAGAGAAAAAGCATTACCATCACTTTGAGTGAATGTGGTTGCCGCCCTAAAATAATTTAGACCTAAAGCCGGTGCTCTATATTTATTTTTTTGATCGAAATGATAATAAAATTCTCTATCACCTAAAGTGAATCTTCTATACCTATTACCTCCTTTAGAAATCGCAATTGGTACAAGTTCTACATTAGTGTCATTTTCACTATACCTTATAACTTCACTATCAAGTCCAGATATATTAATACTAATAAAAAATGCCCCAAAAAATCCGACTCCACAAACTACTTCATTATTTTTATTATAATCAATTGTTCTTAGATCTGCATTTATATCAATATTACTGTCATTAATTACTGTTACTGTTTTTTCGGGAAATCTCGAAATTTGCCCTTCTTTATAATCAAAAACTTTATACTTAATTACAAAATGTGAGTCTTGAGCAGAAGTTGTCAGATTATAAAGTAAAACTATATTAATATCGGAGTCTGAATTATAATATGTTGTAAAATCTTGTATGTAATAACCGTCTAATTTGAAAAATGACACATCTCTGTCTGTGATTTCATCTGTTTTTAGATTTGTGATTACTAGTCTGACTTCATCATCAAATTCATAAATAGAATATAGGATATCATTAAAAGATCTATCAACTTTATTTATTTGGAAGAAGTTATCCCATGTTTTTAAAGCGAATTCCGTACCTTTAACTTCATATGAAGTGAACCCTGTATTTGTCGGAATCTCAATACCCACTCTTTGTACTTTTGTATCACCTGTCCAAATATTATTATATTTTCTTCCCTTTCTAGTTACTGTACCTCCAGTAGTTAATATTTCTAGATTTAAATCTTGAATCTCTAATAATACATTAGCCCCTGTACCTATAAATTCATTTTGCTGAATTTCATAAATTCCAGACAAATATTCTATTCTTATACCATTTGTTGACAGTTGTGTATAATCAATAATATTATTTAGAATTTCACTCAATGTTGTACCTGTAATATCAACACTTATTGTTTGAGTTATACCTGTAAGTTCTGGAGGTGATGGTGATACTGGTGTTGTTTTTTCATAAACCGTAATCCCTGAACTTATATCATCATTATAGATTTGAATTTTATAAGTCATTCTATCAGTCCATATATTATCATTTGGATCAAAATTATAGTCCCTATCAATAGAAGGTCTAAGTTTAGAATCAAGACCAGTCAACCCTGTAAAATTTAATGTTAATCCTGTGATTTCACCCTCAGAAAATTCAGAATCATCTATATAGTTAAAGATATTTAAATTCATTCCTGAATATACTAAAAGACCTGCCCCGTCTATTTCTCTTATATATTCGTGATTTTGGGACCGTCCAGCATTCAAGAAAATTGTACCCATTTTTTGTAGATTATATGGCCAATCTCGGTGTAGACTAGATCCAGAGAAAATATCATAGTTAGTATCCAATAAGTTATTCACATTATAAGGACATGAAAACCCAGGTGCAGGGTCAATACTATAAGACATTATTGCGGATTTCCCTATACTTTCCCCGGAATATGCTAGGAATAAATTACCATTTTTGAATGTAGGTTTTTTAAAATTATTATTACCTATCGTTCTTCTTAAATTATCTATACCATCTTGCACCAAAGTTGGATTTATATCATCCCACCCTCCTTGTATATTTGTAAAGCTATGATCTAGACCTAAACTGTGTCCTAATTCATGAATAATAACATTAGCATAAAATTCTTCAAGTATATCAATTTCAGGATCATTATCTTTACTACCAACAATATCTAAAACACTCCATGGGGCAAATTCATTTCCAAAACCAAAATAAAAATCGAAAAAGTGGGTTACTAGAGTTTGATAATGAGCACCCGTTGAATTGAATAGTCCTCCCGTCGGTTTATAGTATTCCCTAGATCTAACCATTGGATGTAAATTCAATGGGAAGTTTCCAGTACCATCTAATATATATTGATTCTGATCATCTCCATTATTTAATATGGCGTCATCGGTGTGTAATCTAATTTGATAATTATAGGAATATCCAGTATAAGAATTATTAAATTTTTCTTTTACTATCTCACCGATTTCTACAAATTTTGCGATACACTCATCAGGATCCGTGAACCTTTCAACAACTACTTTGTCAATATCTATCAAGTGATTTATAACTCTAGGCTGATCGAATTTTTTTATACTATCTAATACAAAAGATTCTGTGACATAATCAATTTTATGGTTTATTATATTATTATACGGATCTTCACTCCTACCAACTCTAGCAATCGAAAAATAATAAGACCACTGATTCCATTCATTCTCCTCATATTCATCCTTTGATATAATTTTAAACAAGGTTTCACCTAGAACTACTTTTTCTGTCCCATCTAATATTGGTTCAGAATATGCGTCTGATCCTCGAATCCACATTGAACCTGGAAAACCACTAATGTAAAAGTCCCCTCTTAAATATTGACCAACTTTTCCAATTATATCACTATCACGGGTGATAATGTCTGACCCAGGATATATGTAATTTAATCCAAAAAATTTATAAACAAATCCTGTAGATACACCAGATAAAAAAACTGTGTTACGGTTATTTCCAAATACACTCATATTGATAAATACCTTTTAATCTGAACTTCTCCTACCAATGAAGTGAGTCAACACAATATAAGTTTCACCATCCAGTATCCGATTGTTTGTCGATATAGACTGTCCAGTATTATATTCTAAGTTATTTATAATATTTTCTACTTCTGGTGGTACATTTCTAAGGTTAAATGGTGCAATTTGTAATTCAAAATACCAACCATCTTTTTCGAAAATATTGTTAGTCTGTGTTAAATTTGAGGGTATATACACCAAGAACGGATTAGAATTAGAATATGGCCAGAAATCTGATGTTCCATCATATGTACCACCACCACCAATCAAATTCTCATCTAATACGTTTACAAGACCCCCTACAAGTTCAGAAATATCTAAATCAACGTTTGGTGATTGAGTAGGGAAGGGAGTAGGTTGGACAATTGGGTTGGTTCTAGTTAAGGTAGGTGTGATCGTTGTTGTTGGTGTTGGTGTCGGACTATTAAACTCATATGTTTCTGTTGGTGTGTGTGTCGGTGTTTCTGTTATTGTATTTGTATTTGTAATAGTATTTGTCATAGTAATTGTAGGTGTGACTGTGAATGTCGGAGTATTAGTTGGAGTCGGAGTCGGACAAGTATGATCACTATTACAATCAGTACAAGTATCATACAAGTCAGAAACTAATGGGTTTATGTATTCGTAACCAGTGTACGGAGCATCTGATATATTCACAATTGTTCTACAAGAACCACTAATAAATATTGCATCGTTTCCTACAATCAATCCAGCCGGAATATTGACTAAGATGTTTTCATTTCCATGGTCACAACATCCATCCTCTAGAATGATACCAACATATTCTAATGTTTGTGTGATAGTTGGAGTGAATGTCGGCGTACTTGTGAATGAAGGTGTCATAGTGGGTGAAATAGTATTAGATGGAGTATATGTTGCCGTTGGTTCTGGTGTCTCTAACGGCCAGGTTTCAGTTGGTGTCATAGTAAATGTCGGTGTTAGAGTCGGCGTTGATGTCAATGTTTGACTTAAACTTTGTGTTATTGTATTCGTTGGTGTATTAGTATTTGTGTTAGTTGGCGTGACAGTCAACGTCTCAGTATTAGTAATAGTATTAGTCGGCGTCAATGTATTAGTCAATGTCAACGTTGGTGTATTTGTATTAGTAGGTGTGACTGTTGGTGTCGTCTGATTTGTTTCGGTAATTGTTGGAGTTTGGGTAGTGGTTTCTGTAGGAGTATTAGTCGGTGTAGTTGTTACTGATGGTGTATCATTAGGTGTACTAGTATAGGTTGGCGTGTTAGTTGGTGTAACTGAATTAGTCGGCGTCAATGTTGGTGTTTCAGTATTTGTAGGTGTAAATGTTGGTGTACTATTAATTGTTGAAGTTATGGTATTAGTAATTGTTGGAGTATTAGTTGGTGTATATGTTGGTGTTTCAGTAAAGGTAGGTGTATAAGTCAATGTATTTGTTGGTGTCAATGTAGGTGAACCAGTATTCGTCGGTGTATTCGATTGTGTAACAGTAAAGGTAGGTGTATTAGAAGGTGTTGAAGTATTTGTTGGTGTAACACACTGAGTTGTTACAACTGAACATTGAGTACATGATGTATAAATAACACTCGAAACAAATGGTAATGAATCATTTTGTGTATTATTAATTAATTCATAACAATTGGATTGATAAAGTACGACATCACCAAGTAATAAGTTTGATTCAACTCTTAGACCTATTATTTCATCTGAACAACAATTTTGAGCCAATACTGCTTTCACTAATGGTAATTTTGTAGCTGTCGGTGTTACAGTATGGGTTGGTGTCATAGTATTTGTAACATTTGGAGTAATTTCGATTGGTACCATATCCGCCACAGATTCACATTCTGTATCATAATCAATTTTCAAATCTAACGATAAACTAGCACCTCTTAGAGGATCTTCATCACCATCACAACTTGAGTTTATTGTTATTAAATTAGATACTAGATCAATGTTATAATCTTTGATTTCATCTATATTATCTAATAGAAGTGAAATATTTGATACCCATGTATTATCTGAAGGATAATCATTTAAATCTGTACTATTATAAAATGTTACTTGTTCAGTTATCGATACCGGACCACTAATTTCTATAATACAAGTAAATTGTGCCTGAGTCAATGTACATCCAGTATCACCATAAGTGACATCAATGAATCCTTCATCGTACATATCTTTTATTGATCTCTTCGTAGATGAAGTGACACTGAATATGTTTGAACATATTGAAATAGAATTCGATGAAGTAATTAGTGTAGTCCCTTCCAAGAATGTCTGTCTAGTTAAAGAACATCCGTTAGAATCTGTAATCGTAAGTGAATAATCACCTCTGTTTCTATTATACAATGCACTACCCGTAGATTCATCACTCCAAAGATAACTAAATGGGGGTTGACCACTAGTAATAACAGCAACTACAGTACCATCATTACCATTTACTGTATTTGTCGTCTCTAGTGTAAATGCAACACCACCTGAACTAGTAATGTCTATATAATCAATTTTTTCACATGAATGATTATCAACTACTTTTACTTGGTAATTTCCTGATGATAAATTATTTACGGTTATTTGAGCATCACCTGTATTAATTTTTTGATATATAATATTACCCGCTTCATCGTAAATAAAATAATCTACTGGGACCGCTATCAATCCATTTAATAATTCGAATAAATTATTAAATAATCTAACTACAATCGAACCGTTATTTTGACCACAACTAGTATTTGTCCCTTCGAGTATTAATGGGAAAGGTGCACCTATATCTTCAACATTTATTAACTCATTATATGGACAAATAAACTCCTTATCGGTTGTGTTATTTATAGTTCCAGCAGTTATTGACCATTCACCAGGTGAAAGATTATTTATTTGATATTGTGGATTGAATGATACTTGATCGAATACTGTTGTTCCGACATTATCACCGATTTGATTACATATACCAAAAAATCTAAATAATGTCTGATTCTGTGTAAATTCAGCACTAATTTGAATATCGAAACTCGCTAGGTTACCACAAGAAGGTTGAGTAGTACTAATTGAAACCCCATTCAATCCACCAGTATCTTGAACAGTAAAGTTGTAACCATTAGAGGTACACCCTAAACTATCCTTTATTGTAATTGTATGATTTCCAGGGCAAATACCAGTATACGAATATAATTTTTCATCTGTATGACCAGTTTGTTGTATAAAGTCACCCTGATCTAATTTTGTCTGATATTGAGCAGTTCCACCGGTAATTCTGAATGTTATTGAACCGTCACATTCTAGACAAACATTATTCGAAATAATTGGATTGACCAGATTTACCAATCCAATTCCTGTAAAGATAACATTTTTAAATAAAGAACAATCATTTGATCCTGTTATAGATATACTTTGTGATCCCTGACTGAACCCACTTAATATAAAACTAGTATCACTTGTCGTTCCCGTATCTCCATTGGATGAAGAATAGGTAAATGGAGGAACCCCAATAATATTACTAACAGTTAAAGTTCCTCCCGTTATGTTACATTGTGGAATTCCTGATGGAATCAAGTCATAGGTTATATTATTAGAATCATTTACCGTAATTGTTCCAGATTCCGCTAATAAATTTTCAAAAGTATCAAATAATCTTATTTCATAAGATGCTGGCGATAAATTTGTTACTACAAATTGAACATTACTTACATCTATAGTATTGAATAAATTACCATCTTTGTAGATTTGAGCTACTAGTGGTAAGTTAGCCCCATTTGTTTGGCCTGTAAAGGATCCGTTATTTAATCCACAAGTCGTATTTGTTACTTGTGAAATTTCTACAGTCACACATCCATCAACGGATAATGACACAAATGTAGATCCTCCCCTAGAATCATTTACCGTAAATCCATATACACCGGGTGATAAATTTTCATATATAATTATTTGATCAAATAATTGTGATCCTGTTAATGTAGGATATGATGGTCCTTGAGGTATTATTGTAAATGGTTGAAGACCACCATTTGCCTGAATTGATATAATTCCTTGACCTGGATTTTCACAAGTTCCTGTGATTGCTGTTGTAACTGTAAAACCTGAAAGACAATCTGGGACACATGGATTCAGACCTGTCACATCAACACCACTATAAGGAAGTGCTGTGTTGATACACACATTGTTCCCAGCGGTCGTTCCAGTGATTAATACTCCATTACAACAATCATAATAAGAATGTTCAACACCAGTCGTAATTCCAGAATAACAACCTTGTGGGATACAAGTCGGACAACCTGAATAACTACAAATATTACTAATTATATCTGAAGATGTAGGCTCATGAGTAGGGACCGCATTTGTTGGGGAATCGATATAATAACATTTTCCCCCATAAATAAATCCGTATCCACTTTGATATCCTACTTGATCAATCAATTTATCCAAACTACTAGTTATACTAGTTAATGAATAATTTGTAACATTTGGATCAACAAATACGTTAAAGTTTCTGAGTCCTGGACCTTTCTGATAACTAATATTTAGATCAAGGTAAGTCTGATTTAATGAAAGTGCCGAATACGGATTATTTTCTGTTAATTCCTGTAAACTTAGATTATTTATACCAACATTATAAATCGAAGATCCATATTTTGTTTCGAAATCACCGTCAGTTATTACACCACCTTCTACTGCCGCAACAATATGTTGTGTAAATGGAACTACTTCTCTTTTATCTTCAGAGACTGGATATACAAATACATTAGGTGTACCACCACTTGTTTTTATTTGTTCGAAAACCTTTAAATATGTTTCATAATCATGTGTAAATCTATCTGTTGGTTCAAAATATTGACCAATACCTGAAAGTTCCGTCAATTCATTTTGCCAACCCTGACCATCTAATCTAAAACCATGATTATATAAATCACTTTTTCTAGCAGAACCTCCTCCCTCATCAGAAGTAGAACCGTGGTAAAGACCCACTTCTCCACTACTCTGATTAGTAACAATTATGACAATATAATTTGTCTCTTCACCAGCGAAGTTACCATAAACAGTTTCAAAAGTATCTTCCTGTCCAGATTCTGGAGTAAATGGAATACCATTTGATCTAGGATCATTTACACCATAAGTTCCTTCTAATTGGTATCCAAACGTGACCCTTTTATATATATCACTTACAGTGACCCCTGTTTCACTCAGGTTGAATGATGGAGTTTTTGGTACACATTTTCCATTGTCGTCAGAAGAACACCACCTGGCATCGTATTTACTATGTATTTCGGATTCACCATCTACACCAAACGCTTTGATTTGATTACCATTTACTGTACCTGCAGATAATGATCCAAGATATGGGTAAGATGCAAACCACAACCAATTTTCACCGTTATTGTCTTCGTTACCTATTACACCTTCATAAAGAAAATCTGGTGCTAATTCATCATCAATTACTTTACCTTGATACCATGATCTGATATTTTCAGAAGCGGATTTCAATTGCGAATCATTTAAGAATGTTCCGTCATAAAATACATAAACTTTTTGTGGGTTTTCAGGAAGATTCACATATAAGGTATCATTACCATCACAACAATTTTTAGCTAACCAAGCATCAATTGGTTTTGTTTGTGTTGGTGTAGAGGTAACCGCGGGGCTTAGGTTTGGCGTAAACGTAGGTGTTAAAGTAACCTCTGGAGTTTTCGTTGGGGTGTTTGTGGGACAAACACCATTTGCATTTGCACATGAAGTACAATCAGAATAAGGTAAATCATAATATACTAAACCAGTTGTAGGACCTTCCGGTAGAGATATAATATTAAAACAAGATCCACTATACAATAATGATTGACCTATAGTACTTCCTTGTACGACAGAGATTTGGTATGTAGTACCTCCACTACAACACGACTGGATTGTGGCAACTACAGTAGGTTTCGTAGCCGTCAAAGTTTGTGTTTGTGTGGGTGTCACATCAGGCGTATTATCAATTGTTGGTGTTTGTGTTACGGTATTTGTAGGTGTCGGTGTCGGTGTAACACATGAATATTTACTCGTACATTGATTCTCAGTAAAATAAATTTCGTTATTATCTACATTTAGAGTATCCGTAGGAATATCTGTGGAATAACCTAAGACTGAATAACACTTACCACTATACTCGATAAAATTACCTACTTGAACATTATCACTGACAAATAAAATTAGTGTAGTACTTTCACATACACCAGATAACTCGTAAATAACAAAATTTGTCGGTCTTGTTAAAGTTGGAGTTGGCGTTAGTGTATTTGTAATTGTATGTGTAGGTGTGAAGGTTGGAGTAATCGATGGTGTATCGGTATTTGTAGGAGTATAAGTCGGGGTTTCAGTAATTGTTTGAGTATTTGTTATTGTAAATGTTGGCGTAATCGTATGTGTTGGAGTAACTGTCTGTGTCGGAGTTTCAGTATGAGTAGGAGTAGGTGATGGACAAATACAACCATTAGTGTTACAAACATCTAGTACTGTAGAATCTAATATTACAACTGAATCATCAATAAAACCTGGTCTTCCATCATACTTGTAACATTTTTTGTCGTATTCTATTCCGGAGTTTAATACTGGTGAACCATTTGTATAACCAATAGTAATGACATCACTCGGATCACAACAATTTTCTAGTTGGAAATATAAAACTCTACCACACGAACAAAGCTCAGTATTAGAACATGCATTACTTATTATGTCCGTACTTAAAATTGTATGATCTGGGACAGAATCAGATGATAATAGACCAGATATTACATAACATTCACCATTAAAAATAAACCCGTCATTTGAGTTGGGTGAACCACTGTAGGCTACTACTATCGTTTTAGAACTACAACACGAGTCTGCTCTCCAATATGAAGTATCACCAAAATCAGGCTTAATATTACATACTCTATCAACTAATAAATTTGATGTAACATTTTCGAAATCAACAAATGAACTAGCATAAAACTGATAATCATCACCTGATGATAATGAATTTAACTGACTATTACTACCATTTATAACATTAACCGTATAAATTTTTACTTCTTCTCCGTTTCCGTATTGACCAATTTTTAATAAAGAAGCTAATTGTGATGTCGTGTAAATCGGATCATCTAATTCAGTACAACTAGGTATCGTATCAAAATCTGAGAGTACACCATCAGTTATTAATATGATATTCTTTCTAGCATTTGTGTTAGTACTACCAGAAAGTAAATTATATGCGAGTTCTAACGGTTTAGATGCGTATGTGAATCCAAGATCCCAAGATGTACCGTCTACTGCATTTACGAAATCGGTATGATTCGAAGTCAGATCAGATAAAAGTTCAATCTTATCAATCGAGCAACTAGACCACTTATAAGCCGCTAGTTGGACTTCACCAGCATCCATTCTAGTTTCCAGTGAATTAGCGATTTCAATTACACCATCAGTCAAGAAGTCAAAATTACTTTGACTTCCAATACTCCCTGACTGATCGATTAATATTACAATATCTTGGTCAGCACATATATCCGGAGTCGCCGTGATAGTTTGTGTAGGGGTAGGGGTAGGGGTAGGACAAGATTCTCCACGAATTTCGTCACATTGTTCACATCTTTCTCTAGTTTCTGTTTCTGAAATTAAAACATATTCAGTAGGATTTACATTAGGATCATATATCGCCTCGAAACATTTTCCACTTAAACTTGGATACTCTGATCCTTCATAAACAAACACATACCCCTCGGGTACTGTGTCACTAATAAAGAGACCGTTCGGGAATTCGTATTTTTGTTCACAACAAGATCTTGGATTAATTTTGTAGTAACTAACCGGTGGTGTGGATGTATTAGTTACTGTTACTGTAAGTGTAGGTGTTGGTGTTGGTGTTGAAGTCGGACACGGTGCATATGTAGAACAGGTAGATGAATCACAAAATGGATTAGATCCACTACCTGAAAGGTCATTAACAGGATAATTAATAACTGTACCTGGAAGACCATCAATTGAATTTTTCCAATAGTAACAATCACCATCATAATAAAATCCTGAATTGGGGAATAAGGATATAAGTTCAGATTGAATTACCGGGAATCTAAACAGTACATCGTCACAACATCTACCAAATGTGATCCATTTATATGATGGTGTTGGGGTTTGAGTTGGTGTGGTTGTAGGTGTTGGTGCATTATCTGCAACCCAATTTTCACAATCAATACATCTGATAAAACTTTCGTCCGGTACTGGATACATACCAGACCCACTTATCACATTAGTATTGATAAGTTGCATACATTTTGGTGGGAAGGTAATATTGACTGCAGAACCATTTGAAAAGGTGTATCCATTTCCACCAGGTAAGAATATGTACTGAGGTGAACCATTTGCTAACCATTCAGCATAAGGATAGTAGTATGATGGAAGAGTAAAATCACAACCCCTAAACCTTACGTGTGTAGGTGGTAGTAGCTTAGATGGTGGTGTTAATAACGGTGTCCCTGTTACTCTAGGTGTTGATTGTGGCGTAGAAGAATTTGTTGGGGTTACGGTAAAGGTTGGTGTGTTCGTCGGGGTAAAACCAATCGTTTTACTGGGCGAAGGCGTTGGAGAAGGGCATAACTTTGGTATACATTCTCCATTTTCACATACATTGAAAATGATATCATCTTCATTTATTGTGACAATAGGTGTGACAGCACTTTGTCTTTGGAATTTGTAACAGGTTCCTAAGTAAATAAATCCATCTCGATCTAAATAATCAACTTTGTTTCCTACTGTCGTTATGAATGTACTTTGGCCCCATCCTGTTAAAGTAGGATCCGTGTAAAAACCAAAATTTCTGAGTCCTGGTCCACCAACTTGTTGTTCTGGTTTGATTATATTTACAAAAGGTCCTGTATTACCTAGTTCATTATATACGTTTGTATCTGTAAGAGATTCGAAATTTAAATTTTGTGGACCTACATCATTAATATCATCACCATATTTTAATTTGAACTCTTCACTAGTAATCGTTCGACCTTCGATTGCTGCAACATTATGTAATTGGAATGAGAAATTAGATTCTTGGTCATCAGCCACCGAATATATTACATTCGAAACATCACCACTTAATTTATTAACGATATCATTCCAAACTTCTAAATACGAATCATAGTCGTATTTAAATCTAGTTGATGGTTCTAAATTATTGTTAATATCCCACCCATTACCTTGTAATACAAATGGTTCAGTAGTAAGTTCTTCTCTGGAAGATTGACCATGATACATACCAATCTCACCGTCAGACTCTTCAATAAATGTAATTACTAAATAGTTTGTCTCACCACCGTCAAAAATACCAATTCCTGAGTTGAGACTTTGATTGAGGTCTAAGTGACTAAACGGAACACCATTAGAAACTGTATTTCCGGTACCTCCTTCAAGATCTTGACCTCTGTTAATTCTTTGGTGAATGATATCAAAGTCATTAACCTGAGTTTTAAACGGTGCACATCTGAATGTTGATTTGGTAGAATCACATGATCCCTCAATAAATGTAGATCCGCTTATGACTTCTCTAAATTCGTTTATTTTTGTTCCGTCTTGTAATGTACCACCACTTAAAGACCCTAAATATGGGTATACAGACCACCATAACCAATTTTCACCATTAGCGTCACTAGATTCATTACCTATAACAGTTTCATATAAATTACCAGTTTGCCATTGGTACTTGTCGATATATGATTGATACCACTCTCGAACTTGGTTTGAAGCTTGTTTGAGCTTATTCTTATCCTGAATAGTACCGTCATAAAATACAAATATTTTTTTTGTATTTACCGGAGCAGATACATTTATATCAATACTTTCATTACAACAATTAACCGCAACGTAAGTTGTTCTCTGTTCTGTTGGAGTCATAGTAGGTGTAACTGCCGGTGTCTTTGTAAGAGTCTGAGTTACGGTAAATGTTGGTGTCAAAGTTGGTGTTGAAGTATGTGTTGGTGTCGGGGTTGGTTGTACCCTTTTACATTCGGAACAAGAATTAAATTTATTAACTACCGTTGAACCGGTTGTGTCTCCAGTTGGATTATAAAATGAATTGAACGAGTAGCAACTTCCAGAATCTCCAATATCAAAGTGTGTAAAAGGATAAAGTGGATTTGTATTACTAAGTGTAATATTTAATAAAGTTTCTTTAACTTCAACAATACCACAAGGATTAACCCTAAATGACATATTCGAAATATCATCATCATAGTAATCAATAAATTCTCTAGCCTCTAGACAAGTTTTATGAACCGTCTGAACAAAATATGCATCATCATGTGGTCGAGTTATTCCTAAAATTGTAGCACTAAAGTTGTGACCTAAGTTATCAATAAATGTCACTACTTTTCCTAAAATAAACCTAGCATCATCACTAGTACCAGAAATTTTTAGAATTGGATCTGAAATTGTTGCGTCACACGCATTTGTTCTAAAATAGAAAAGAGATCTTTCTATAGTGGAAGGGTCGTAATTACGACTTTCAGTCGGAGTTGGTGTTGCAAAGGGAGGTTCTGAAGATTTTGATACTGAAGGTGTTACGGTATTCGTTGAAGTAATTGCAGGTGTTTGAGTGAATGTTGGGGTTGGTGTAGGAGTAGGACAAGCACATAGCCCAGGGTCAAGACACCCCAAACTTATTGGCCCGATCGCACTACCATCAAATTCACTATTTCCTAAATAGATAGGATTTACAGGTAAAGCAATGGTAAATGTGTAACACCCATCAGGAATGACTGAATCATTAGTTATTTGATAAGTCCCACTCGCCGGTTGAAACCAACTAGATTTTGCAATTCTATAAAGAGGACGGTTACCTTCACTATCATCACAACAACTAATTACAGTCCAATAATCTGCAGTAGGTGTCGGCGTTGCAGTTTCATTTGGTGTAACTGATGGTGTGGATGTCTTTGCTGGTGTTTGTGTGGTCGCAGGTGTTGCAGTAACGGCAGGGGTTTTATCAGGTGTTTCAGTAATTGTCGGGGTTGGTGTAGATGGAAGGGTATAATAAATTTTAATTGAGGGTAATTCACTACCGGAAGTAGTTGATCCAGTTATATTTAGGTTACTGGTACCGGTATTTGAAGTTACTAAATACCTTAATTTCAAACTAGATACATTTTGTGTGGTAAGACCAGTTAAACCTAATGTATCGGTAGGTCCACCTATAGTAATTTCTGTTACAGGATCTCTGACAGCTTCTAAATGTATTAAATTAGTAGGTGGGTTATTAATACCTAAAGCTAATCTTGTATATATTATACCATTTTGAATACCACCAAGACCCAAAGTGGTAAAAATCTCAATACCATCAATTGTTGATCCAATAGGTATTGAGTGTGTAACATTTCCGATAACTATAGTATCATCAACTTGGGCACCACCGAGACTATCTGAATTAGCAGTACCAGTATTCGTACCAATGAGTGCTGAAGGATTATTAAAACCAACATCACTGTAAAGAAAACTAAACCGAATTTTACCTGTATCTGCCATTTTTTATAAATACTGATAAAAATATTTATTAAGTGTAGATTTTAAACCGTACAATTAATCGAAATATCTACTTTAGCGTTTATGGAAACACTTTCTTCTTCAAACAGTACATCACAACCAGCATTTCTTATATTGACTATAGTACCAACTAATTCATAAATCAGACCATATGAATTTAAAATGTTTAAGTTTTCTTCCACAGCGCTAGTCCATTCATCGACGGTCGGGAAATTATTTGATCCATTTCCTTGAAAAAATAATTCATTCAATATTGTTTGTTCACCTAATTGTACTTCCACATACCACTGACTAACTAGTGAATTTAAATCACATTGCCCAGTCTCCAAATTATTCTCATTGAGGGTATTTTGTAATGTATTATTAAGTATTTCAGATGGGTTAGCTGAAATATCACAGTCTAATTCTTTAGTTATACAATCATATCCAAAAATTTGACCCGTGAGAACGCATGGTACACATACAACTGGTACTATTTCACATCCTCTTTGTTTTCTCCATACTACTTTTTGTCTGTGAAAAACACTATTTTCCATTTTTTGACCTCCAGTCCATAATGTAGTTGCGGGTACCATTTGTTCTAATAATCTAGTCCAGTATCCACCAATCCCATTTGTAAAATCGATCATTTTCTGATAGGTGTACTTATTTGACGGTATATTAACTTGTTCTTCGGAATTGAGGTAGTCCCAATAGATCTGTTGTAGAGAAGGATATTTGTAGTTTGTATTTTGTCGATTTCTTACATTTATTATATTCCTATAAAATGTTTGAGCAAATTCAAAGAATGTTTTTTCTTGAGGTCTGGGATTAATTATAGTATTATCAACTCCCGTAGTATTTTGAACTTCGGTTGTAAGTCCAGATGATGGTATTGGATAATTTGTTTTTCTGGACATATCCCAAACATCATATACGAGTCCTTGACCCATATTTAAAAATACCTCTATATTTTTAGCATTCAAAACTAATCTTTCATCACTGACCTGATAATAAGAATTATATCCGCCCGTATTACTCACCCTTAGACCTGTTTCATTAATTGACCAAGATTTTTGGTTATCAATCATTCGAGTTAACCCAAACCCTAAATTCATATACGGAAAACTTTCATATCTCTTCAAATATTTCTGACCATAAGTAAATGCCTCTAGAGTTGTTTGCACATTAGCATTTTGTCCTGCAAATGTAGAATTAGTTATATCTAAAATTTCCAATGATTTGTGTTGAGGTGTTCTTTGAAACCATCCAGCACCTTGTTCATAAAAGAAATTATCCGTTTGTTTAGGAGACTTCGGATAACCTAACTCGTCAATTGGATAGTCTTCAATTGTTGTGTCCACATTTATAATATTCGATTGAGTTGTAAAACCGGTATATTGAATACCCTCAAATGAAAAAACATCATTCGGATTTAACACGGTATCTGTTTGAATTTTGGTCCCTCCAGACATCAAAGAAAATTCTTGATTAAATCTGTCAATATTTACTGGACCGTCCGCCAAATATATTGTTTCATTAAATTCAATCAAGGCTTTTGGCGCACCAATAAAACGTAAAATATATTCCAAAGATCTGTGTGTTCCTTTAGATTTAAAAAGATAAGCAGAATTTAGGATCAAATTTCTATAATATTGATAATTCAATTCTGCAGGTGTATCATCTTTTGCTTGACCCTCATAAATCGAACCTTCTTTTGTGTTAAAAATAGAACCCAAAAAGTCTGAATTAGAAATCGGTGAGATGTCTGTATTCCAACCCAAAGTCATAGATAAATTCTTAAGTAATTGTGATGGTATATCATCTTTTACTGTATAGTTAACTGAATTTATATGTGCCAAAGCATCAATGAATTTTTTGATCTCATCAAAACTTCTACCATACAATTGCAAAACTTTTTCCATTTTTTGATCATCCGTATCGAAATCTTTGAATGAACTTGTTGTCAAAAATCTTGATATCAAATCAGTTTTGAATTCATCTAGAGAATCTCCAATATCATTTAATTTAGTAAGATATCTTTCATATTCTTCCGAAATAATGTCGAGGTTCCAAAAACCTTGTACTGGCCATGTCGCTCTTTTATTTGTTTTGAAATACCTTCCACTTATATCTTCTTCAATTACTTGAAATTCCGCGGTGTATTTTGGTAATATTTTCCTATTCAGTAGAAAGTTTTCAACTTCATCAAATTTTTCTGTAAAAATTTGTTCAGTTTCTAAATTATTAGGTTTTAAAAGTATGGTAGTAGTCGTATTAACCTGTTGATTGAAAGGGTTACCACTAACAAAGATTGTCATAACTCCACCACTTAAAAATAATGATGGTTCAAAATCAACTAATATGTATTCTGTATTGAAATCTGAATTTAAATACAGTGAATATTTTTTGTAATTGTCTGTCAGGTTTCTTATTTCGTGAGTATCTTGGGGATTCAAACTAAGATTCCTTTTAGAATTTTTGGAGTAGTCTATTCCAAATGGATTTTTTATTCTGTTAGTGTCAATTTTAAGTTCTGTAACATTTTCAATGTTATCATAAACAATATCATAAGCAGTATAACCAGTAGTGTAATCCGTAAAGACTCTATCAACTTGTATTGCTGCTGGAAAATTATTAATTATTTTTGTTATAGATGATGAGAATCTTTTTCTCAAAGATCCATACATTGCGAAGTTTGTAACTCTTGTTAAGTCATAATTAGGATAAACACTGAATTTTTTTTGTGCTATGATCTTTGCTTGTTCAACATTTTTAATTTGTAAATCAGAAAGAGTAATAGGTTCAGAAAAAACACCAACGTCGAATTCTCTGTTAGACTTTTCAGATATTGAATCATTAAATTCAAAATTCCCTTGCGTCAAACCACCTCCATCTGTAATTTGGAATCCTACCAAATTTTTGGAAAATGTGTCGTCACCATTTGGTGGTGCTGGAGGATATCTGAATTTATTGTCAGCCATTAATCAATAATACTTGTAAAGTTTTTACTGAAGTCTATATTATCATTTCTATCTTGTCTGACTTCATATAGGAGATTATTGAACTCATCCCTAATCTCGAATAAGTTATATTGTTTATAGATATTCAAATTATTGTCGTAGATCGTATAGATACCATCCTCAATACTCTTCGTCTGATTCCCATATAACGCAATAGCAAGAGTATCAATGTCGTGTTCTGCCAACTCTATATCAATTGATATTGGATTGAAGAAAGTGTTTGTTATAACAACATTTTGGTCTGGATTTCCGATGAACGGTGTCGCGTTCGGTTTATTCGAAGGCGCACTAGATGGTGATAGAGTACAAAATATGAGATCACTTCCGTTATCTACATATCGATATCTGATACTTTTCTGACTTGTATTAGACTGATTCGATACTACAGGTTCACAGAAAAAAGAAGATGTTATTATTCTGAAAAAGTTTGGAGTTTTAGATCCGTCATCATTCAAATACTCAACTCTATAACCAACAAGTCCGTTATTAGTAAATCTACTTCTAAATTGTGACGGTATTTGACTTATGTCAAATATTAGACCTTTAACATTTGGTAATGCAGATAAAACTCCACAATCTCTTATCAAAGTTCTAATTTCTATTGGCTTTAAATAAAGTGTATAGATGCCAATTTTGTTGAATTCAGTTGCGGGTAATTTTAAATTATATAACCCACCCAAAATCTCAACGTTTGCATTACCACCAGTATTGTCATTATGATATATAGGTGATAAAACATCTGAAGCATTGAGTTTCTTTAATAGTGTATCATTACTAACATCTCTACTTGGAGAATAATTCATAATGATCTCGACATCCGATGGTAATACATCTGCTGGTCTTTGTGTTCCGTAACTTCCTAGTGCCATTTTATTGATTATTTATTTTATAATACTTATACCCATAATTTTGAAGATCACCGACGTTATCTACTTCACCAAGTCTTTGTAAATTTTCTAAACCCGATAATTTTCCTCTATCAATAAATACTTCTGATTGTATTTCTGGTGAATCAACAACCCCTAGTAATACCTCTTCTTTTGTAGTTCCAGAAAAAACTAAATTATCTTCATTTAACCCATTCGATTCTAGTAAAAAAATTGTCTGTCCATTCGGGTAATCGAAATATTCGATATCGTTAATCGTATATCCGGTATATTCTGAATTCATTACATTTATCTGACCATAAAATTCTCCTTTTTTTAATACTGGATCAAAATTAAATTTAACAGAACCATATCTTTTCAATTCATTAAGTTTGGAAGATGTAAATCCAGTAATTTGGAATGGTTCCGAATCATTTTGTATCTCACCTTGAATTTCATTTTGGTTAAATGGTATTTCTATTGTTTGAATTACATCTGTTTCACCCCATTTATTTTTCCTCGTGTAAGTAATTTTATAACTTTGATTTTCAACCGGATAAAAATGAGAAATGTATTCGTTCACAAAAGGATTATATGTTTCGATAATACCATCACCCCAATTTATGGTAAATTCACTATCCTTATTAATCTTACCTTCTTTAATTGATGTATCGAAAAAATATACTTCATAATTGTTTGACGGATTACCTGATATTATAAAATTTGTTATTTTGTTCAACTGTTCTACGTATCCATCATAAGGCGTATAAAAACCAATATCATCAATCGTCTGAACTAAAGGTATAGTAAGATTTAAATCACCCAGTAGATTATTTTCTAATATATAATCCATCGATTTATATAAACCAAATTCAACTGATTCATAATTTTCCTGTACAATGTCTTTTTTTAAAACTTCAGGGGAAATCTTAAAATAATAGTAATCATTTTTCATGGATTAATATATTCATACCAATTTATGGGGTTTTCAACCGTACCTATGATTTGATCGTCTTCATTAAATATTGAATATTTTTTATCTTGATAGTCAAAAATTAATTTATAATAAAAGTTATTTTCTTTTTTAAAATTGAACTTTGTAGATATTGAGGATTGAGGTTTATTTATAAATCTTACGAACTCACCAATTTTGGCATTAAAAAACTTCACGGACATATAAAAGGTGTCTATATCAATGGTGTTTATATCTTCTGTGAAGTATATGAAAAACCCTTCTTTATCCCCAATATAATCTAATGACATATTTGGAATTTTTACTTGAACATTTTGGGGTAACAAATCAGTACCAATATTTCTTTCTATTGTTTTTCCTTGTTGTGTCGGTAAAATTACCGTGAAATAATTTTTTTGATCTGAGGTATTTTTAGAATCATAAAAATCTAGTTTGAAAAAACTTCTTCTAAACGAATTAGCAGTGTAATAAATTTCTTTATCTGTGAATGTTTGACCTGTAAAATCAGGGTTTGAAGTAGAGTTGTAAGAATTAGTCCAAAGGTTTTCATTAGAAAAAGTTGTATTTTGAATATTTGTACTGTAATCAAAAAAATAAAATTTATAATTTATACTACTATCGTTTTCTACACTTTTATGTGCAAATTTTATTGTTTCGAAATTCCTTATGGGGTTAATTACTTGTTCTATAATATCATTCTCGAAAATTGATATTAAATCACCCTGTCCCGTAAAATCAAAATCTAACTTTACTGGCACATTTATTTGTTTGTCAACTTCACTTAATGAAAATCTAAACTTATTCACAATTATCAGAATTTGGTGCTAAGATTATATCCGTGAACAGATTAATATTTTTGAATAATGGTGTCTGTAAAAAAACTATTTCTTTAAATGGATAATGAGACCCATTTATAAATGGGTTGTCTATACCATTACCATCTGAGTCGACAAAACCGTAATCATAAACGTCTCTCCAAATCCATTTCTCATCGTAATCTGAATAAAAAGCGTAATCTGGAATCAAATCTACTTTATCCCTTTCCCCGGTTTCTAAATAATCAGACATAGACCTTATAGGAACATCAAAGTGTGGATAATAAAAAAATCCGTTAGGATTATATAAATCACCCTCTGATGCATCGTTAAAGTGGTTTGGATTGAAACTAATTTTGTGATTTGTTTTTGATAATACATTTTCTAATTGAGTGATTTCGTTCCATTCACAAATATCTCCTTTCAATTCAGTACCAATTTCCAGATCTTTATTGAAAAAGAACTGTCTGAAATTTCTTATATATGATCCACTAGGTATATTGTCTCTATTATCTGGGTTCAATTTAGACCACCAACCCGTTGTTCTGGAGTCTAATATATTCAAGTCCCAACCCACTTCGATATTTGTAGTATTTCCTGCCGGAGTTAGATTATTAAACCATCCTACATACCCATTTTTTACTATTGTAACAAATAACTTTGTTATTGGTAATGAATTATTGTCTCTCAAATCCTTTATATCAAAGTCTTTATTAAAAGTAAAACTGTATGTTTGGTTAATTTCTTTGTATGCTAGCCTTTCTTCATTATTTGGTGTGAGTGCTGCGTATTGTAATTCTGTTTTAGCAAAAAAGGGATTATTTTCGTAACCCATTTTCGAAATTTCGACATCCTTGGTCTCTGATAGTATTTTATGTTTTCTACAATAGTAAAGTGATCTCGTTTCTTCCCTATTATTTATATCAATAACTTTTTTAAAATTACCTACCGTGTCATTAAAGAACCCGTTATACCCAAAATTATATATTGCAAATACCCTAGATTCACTTCCAAAAGTATTATCTCCCAAACTATAAACTTCAAAAGTATCTTGTCCCGAAATAGGTTCTTTTAACTCCACAAACTGACCAACTTCTAAATTATGATTGAATCCACAATAGAAATAAATCAAATTCTTACCATTATTTTTCCCATTTCTTATTATAAATGGTACACCATCAGATACTTTAAATGAATTTACGATACCAGTAGTTTCATCCTCGAATTGTAAATTTTGATCATAATCATTTTCAAATGGGTAACTTAAATAAAGTTTCCAGTTATAGGTTGTAGCACTTTCCGATATGAAATTTATGTGTCCATTTGAAATTTTTGTTCTAATGAATAAAAATTCATCAGCAGGAGGATATCCTTTGAAAGAAGATCCATTTTGAACAGTTTGTTCAGGATTAACATAAAATAAATTATATAAAAAAGGATTATAATCTGATGTACCAACAATATCATTTTCGAAAATATTTGTAATCTTGCCCGATACACGGATTTTATCACTCCGTTGTCTTTCGTCATCAAATCTTTGAGCTAAATTTATGATTGACGTTCTATTTTTTTCGACATAGTTTTTTTGTTGTGATTCTAACTGAATATCTATTGATAGTTCCGTATCTGTTGCGCCCGCATACCTTTCAGATCCTTTTACAATTCTTATACTATCTGTTTTTAGATTACTCATGTCTCTAAAAATAAATATTTTGAAAGAAATTTATTTAAAGATGATTTACCCTTTTTAAGACCAAAATAAAAATGATAAGGCGAACCTACTTTTACACTATATTGAGATGTACTACTTGGGAAACTATCATATTCAGGATCATTAACTGTAGCGTTGTAAATATATCCATAAGCGGGTCCACTTTGTGGTACAACATATCCTGAACTTTCCAATTGAGAATTTTGATAATTCATAGAGTATATTTCTGAAGTGTTCCATTCATTTAGTTCGGTTCCAAATAAACCATTATTTGGTGTAATTCCCCATCTATAATATGGGACTATTTGTGAAGATAAATATCCGAAGGTATTTGTTGGTGAATTGATCTCATCTTCCCCGAAAGTAGTGATACCCGGATTTAATTCACGTCTATCAATCAAATCCGAATCAAACCATATTCCAAATCTATCATCTAGTACTGTTATACTGTCAGCATAATTTCCCGCAAGATAAGGAACAACCCCAAACTCAGAATTTATACTAAACATTTGAGCACAATCAGCGTCTAATCTATCTTCGTTGAAGAGTCCATTTTCATCTCTAGAAAATAGTTGTCTAACTGAAGCGTCACCAGCATTGAATAAATTCTGTAAAAAGGTCGTGTTAGTCAATCTACTTAATAAAAATAAGTTTATTATGTCCCCTGTATCCTCATATGAAGAACTCTGAAGTTTATCCATTATAAAAGATTCATACTCAGGTGAATTAATAGTTTCTTTTAAGAATTGTTCTCTCGGACCAAGATCCATGATTGTCGTGGGAAACCATATATTTTTATCATTCGCACCGGCAAAACTTTCACTAGGTGTTTGTCCTACAAAGTTATTATTATAAGTTGGGGTTGAACGATAGAAAAATGAATTACTTTGAGTATTGAAGTACAGTGGACCATCATCACTACTAGATCCGCAATATCTATATGATATGTTTGTATCGGTGACTTCCATAGTGATACTTGATATAGAGGATGCATTTATTGGTACGATACTAAAATAAACATCATAGTTACTATTAAATTGAAATGACTGTATATCATCACCTATTTCTTCTCCATTCAAAAACAAGGTATACGACTGAACATTATTGGTATCTTGAATTGTTACGTAACCATTATATTGAAATGTATAAGTTTGGGTACTATTTTGACCTGCGTTTTGAATCAATTGTTGAGTAGTACTAGTCTCAATTCCGAAAATCGTTTTTTTCTGAAATGATGGATAATATAGTGTACCATTAATCCAATTATTCTGAAATACATGACTCAATACTCCTCTACACATTGCAAACATTATTCTGAATCTTGTTCTCCATTCGAAAAAATATCTAAAATCAAGACCTAGTGTTCTTATGAATTTAGGTCTTACAAATCTATAACACCCACCTTTTGTTCTATCTCCATAATCAAAGAACTTGTTTTCACCTACATTTACTTGACATGGATCAACAATGTCAAATTCTTCACCCTGACCAGTATAACACTCTAATGAAGTCATACCTTCACAAGTAAAACTATTAGCAACATTCACTAATTGACTTGGCATTTCGTCAAGTTGATCATCCAAATTACCTGTACTATCAGCCTGAGAAGTTCCGAGACCACCACCTTCTATTTGTGTGACATTTCCTTCGTCATTGTATTTATAAACCCTAAATGATGGATTCATATGTAATGCAAATCTTTGATCTACTTGTAAAGTACCATCGTACCCTAATGTTATAGAATCCGATGTCGGTAATCTGTCACTACGGAATACCGTAATACCATATAGAGTGGTATGTGGTATACTACTATCCTGTCTGTAGTATGTAGGAGATAATGTTCCAACATCTGATCTATCAATACATCTACCCCAATTCGAACAAATTGCCCAAGTCGATTGATCTGAAGTCAACGGACCAGCGTTTGAATTTCTTTTAGAAAATTGCATGGTACACCCCTCAACTCTTCCTTCATATTTTTCAAAATTTCCATCACCATTTTCAGTTTGCCTGACTTGGACCCCTGTCAATAAGTTGCCACAATCATCAGCACCTTGTAACAACCTAGTATTATATCCATTAAATCTAACCGCTAAATTACCTGGTGATAAGTTTCCTATTTCTTCAATTATACTATTTCCGGTAGTAGCATTACTGTATGTTGAAAATCTGTAAGACAGATTATTGGCGATCTCTTTACCCATCGATACATAATGTGTAAAACCAGTAGTTTGAAATCTTTTTCCATATGAATTTGGGTCATTTGGATCTTCGAAATTAAAATCTACAGTATATGGTTTGTGAAAACAACTATACCCTGCAGATGATGGGTCGTTAGAAGTTGCAAGAAAATCCGCACCAGCATTATTGGATTCCCAATAACCATTAACTGGATTTTCAGCTTGATTCCATTTATATATCGCTTGTGGCGATTTATGGTCATAAATAGCATATGTATTTTGTCCTCCGTTATGTTGGATAGGTATATTCATATAAAAATTACCCTCGATCCTATGTGGAGTGTAAAATGATTGATTTCTACCATAGAGTTTACCTAAACCATATCTCATATTTTGTCTAGGCGTATGTGGATCAACACCTCTAGTCATAATGACAAGTTTCATATCTTTAAACCCATTCACAACTTCAAAATTAGCTGCGGTGTTCCAAGTTTCTTGACCTCCTTGACCTGCAAAAATTGCCGCATCATCTAGACACGGATCTAATCCAGGATCTGGGGTATTGTATAGATTACATATGACTCTATTATCCGTTTTGAATAAATATTGATAGATGAGACTATTTTGTCTTAATGACAAATATGTTTGACCCGCACCTCCACTTGTATTTCCATCAATTTCTGTATAATTACCTTGTTCATCAAAAGATCCCCCGAAAAACTCAGCGAATTCTGAGATTGGTATTGACTGAATACACTGAAAATATTCTACCCCACAAGAAAACTTATAATCTGTTGTAGTGGCACTATTAAAGAGTTGAATGTTTGCGGTTCTTTCTATCGGTTCGTTGTTATCTGGCGTATAATACGGATTCAAATATTTTATTTGTTTGTTTACTATACCTGTAGCATTTGTTTCAGTATTGGCCGTTATACCCTTTCTTCCGAATCCATTGTCACTACCAACCGTACCTCCAGAGTAGTAAGATAAATTAGGATCTTCTTGCGCCGATGACTCAGGATCAACGAATGAGAATAAATCACCCGCAACCCAATTATTTGAATCGTCTACTAATACAACAAGCGGCATATCCCACCATTCTTCATTAGCACTACCACCGGGTCCACCACCTCCACTGAATCCAGTACCACCACCTCCACCAGTGGATACATTTTGTAATTTACCTCTGATTCCTAAAAACTTATTTCTTCTAAATGGATCAGTTTGGTCGGGCATAAAATACCTAGCCCTTTGATTCATTAAGTTTAAAACTTGAGGATATGTTGGATTTGGTCCTGTGATCCAAAACTTTTTTTCTATAACACACCCAGCCTGTCCTCCCCAATATTCCCATCTTCTTCTAGGGTATACTGGAGAATTATACCACCTAGCAAAAGAAGCGTCTAAACCTAGGTTATCGTTAGGAGCAATATCATTTGTCATAGTCGCACCCGCAAAAACCATCATACGTTCTTGTATGTACTCATCATTACCTATAGTATAATTTGAGTTATCATTTCCTTGAGTACAATCAATTGGTTTATATGTACTTATCGTATTAACATCAGCTAGGGAACTAACATTATTAATTTCTGCAAGTTCAATTTGAGCTTCCTGATATTCTAATTGATCAGTATCAGGAGAAATCCCATCAGTTTGACAATTACACGTTTCGCAATCAGGATAAGGTAACATCGGTAACGCAAGATTTTCGAAAGGATTTTCATCACCTAATAACGGTTTTTGTTCACAAATACCAGGGTTATTATTTTTAATAAAAGCGAAGGGTTGAATTCCAAGAAATTGTGCATCAGATATAGCACAAAGTATTTCTCTAATTTTATTGATGAATTTTCTAATCGCATTAATTATTAAACGTAAAGGTGGCCAGATAAATGCAAGGAAATGTACAATTGGTAGTACAACAAACACCATAGGTGTTGTGATAATTAATAGAAGACTAAATACGAAAAATAAAAAATCGAAATTCCTTACACCATCATTAACTGGTAATTTATTCAATTCACTTTCACATGACCTATCATCAATTTCTTTAATACCCAAATGTCTAGCCCTATTTCTTCCAAATTTGAATCTATCTATATGTGATGACACTGTATAAACTTTATTGTATTTGAATTCATAAAACGTGTCTTTACATTCAATTGCAGCTTCCTTGTCATAATAATCATCCCAATCAAGAGAAAACGAATAAGACTTATTCATTGTGAAATCATTAGGCCTAGTTGCAGATAACTGCCAATGTTCTTTGATGTTAGGAACAAGATAGTTAGCCCTCAATATTGATTTTTTAAGACCTGCCTCACTTTGCCATTTAATTTTAAATCTGTACTTACCTTTACTGGGTATACCAACCGTAGGATCATTTGAAATTATAGTTTCACCAAATTCGTTTGTCGTCAAATAATCTAAATTCATTGGAATATCAACCATCCATGTACCATCTTCATCTATTAAATTACCATTATTTTCTAAACTATGTTGTTCTAATATTGGGTCACCATTTTCGTCAATATCTATAGTTTGTCTCAAACACAAAATTTGACCAGGAGCAGTTTCCAATGTACAAAGATTACCTGTATTTGGTTTCGGTTTGCAATTAGACTTTAAAAAATCTCTTTCACTGGATGAAAAAAATGATCCCATGAAAACTGCGGTCGGCTGAATCTCAATACCTAATTCACGTAAATCAAAATCAATTCTTGTGATACCAACATCACAACTTTCATTATCACCCCAAAAAGATGCAACATCCACATCAACAACATCATGAACAATTTGTGGGAGAGAATCTAAATTTTCCGATGCTTTAAAAAATTGCCCCGAAAACTGTGTTGCAACTGCCTGTCCTGTTCTAATAAAATCCGCAGGTCTCAAAGAAAACTGACCGATATTCGATAAATCTAAATCGAGTACAACTTTTTGTTGCCCCAACGGGACTCCTACAATCATAAAATCACCACTACTATTTGTTTTTACAGTATACTTATAGTATTTTTCATAAACCTTTAGAACTTCTTTCCTAGTTAAAATATCATTCCTTGATGGAAATGTTCCAGTTGGATTATGTGCAAAGTTTTCTTGAACATAAGGAAGAAGATTATATCGATACCCATCTTCGTTTTTATCTGAAGGTCTTTTATATGGATAAAGTGTTGAAATTACCGGGTCACTTTCATCAATTTGATCAAGTGGAACAAAGACTGAAACATTTGCATTAGGGACCCCGAAACCACCATTAGCAACAACTCTTCCTGTCACAACCCCATAATCAGCACAAAATCTAGTGTAAACATCTTCTTGTTTAATTTTTAGAGATAAAATTTCTAAATAATCAAAATCTTGGTCGATCTTTACCTGTAGATTTTTGTTAGTACCTATTTCAGTTTTAAGACGGATATTTTTGGGCATAAAATATTTTTACAATAAATAGTTTATCTCAATAATTTAATTAAGATATAAGTAAAGTATATAATTATGAAAATTGTACGTCAGTCAAATTCTTGACTCTAACCTTTACATCATTTTGTGGGAATCTTATCTGATAGATCTGATTAGGTTCAGCAAATATTGTATCATCAATTAATCTTATTTCCCGAGTTTCCTTATCTAAATACTGTTGAGATGTTTGAGATGAAGAATATCTTCCCCCCACAAGATTGAATATTTTTAAATCTGCGATGTTTGTTACTCCAGGAATATCTTGAATAGTCCTTCTTAGATCGGAAATATTTATATTTCTACCTAATTCGTTCGAAGTTGGTCTGAAGTAAGTTTGTGTCGTATTTACAATATTTGTAATTATATCACCTTGATTTTGTGCACCATCTAAAATTACAGAGTAGTCAATTTCAAGATCAATTACTTTAGCACTACTAACTGAAATATAATCATTTATCATTCTGTAATTTGATAGATATTTTGCAACATTCTCTTTCAATGTATTCGATACCGATTCTGTCAATGATCCCGTAGTATCATAAGACAAGAGTTGGATATTTATTTTATTGTCAATTTCAGTTATAGACGCCTTTGCAGGTGCACCATATTTACTAGGCATAGTCTTTATTAAAGAATTATAGTCGTTTATGGTCACCGCCCTTTTTTGTGCTGCAAAATTATATGTGACCATGTTTCTAACTTCTTCCGTTGTAGGAAGATCACCACCTCCAATTGCCGCAGATACATTATTACATCTTAAACTTCCAATGACTGTCTGATTAATGTTTTGAGATGGTCCTGTAACATTGAAATTGACTGTACCTATTTGGTTTATTGTGTTTACCCCAACATTAGATGTCTGTCCACCACCAATTCTGTATTTGACGAATAATGTTGTATTTGCTTTAACAGTTAAACCTAAACCTATATTGTTTTGATAGTCCTGTAATCTAAGTGGTATACCTGTTCTGGCAAATTGAGCCAATTGGTCATCGGGGGTTGTAGTTCCACCACCAAAGGTCAATTTACAGTAACCCAACGGGGTAAACTCACTTATAAATCTATTCTCTGTATCGATATATCTACCAACCTTTATACCAGGATTATCACTAGATTTTGTCGTGTCTTCTATAAAAACTTTATCTTCAACAAGGGCATCGACTTCATACCACTTATCAGTTGAATTTATGAAATCCTCATATGTTGGGGGTGTTGTAAACGTTGTTCCGTCTTTTTGTATTACATCCGTTATTGATATAACATTTTTTTCTGGTAGAAAAAATTCAAAAAATGGTTTAACGTCTGCTGGTGTTATAACTCTTTTGAAAGTTTTCGATACACCATTAACTACAACTTCACGTTTAGTTATTGTGTAGTTTATTAGTTTATTATTACTATCAAAGTTTGGAATTTTTGTTCTATTTGGAAATCCTTTTGAATTATATTGGGAAGCAAAGTTAATATCATCAGGATTCTCGAATATTTGACCACCACCAATGAATTGAGATCCGGATCTAACAATTCCCAAATACCTTTCATCTTCAGAATCACCAAATGCCGGAACCGTTATTGAGACATCTAAAATTGCTACTGAGGGTCTGTTACCAGGGATTTTAAGACCATATGTTCTTGCAATATTAAAGATCGATGACTTTTGTTGTGCATACTGTAAGACAGTTTCTTGAATACTTCTGTCAATATGATAATGTAAATTGTCACCGATTGCGGCATTTAAATCCATAAGTACTGAAAAAACGGAAGCGTCATTGAAATTACTTATTAACTCAGGATAATATTGTTGTGTAAAATTTATGAGGTCTTGTCTCAGTCCTTCGAAATCTCTTTCGGTATATGAAATTTTTCTGTTTGCCATTTTTTTAAATATTAAGTATTATAAAATCTCTTGTTTCAAAAGTATCACTTTGAATGGTGTAGTCTATTTTTACTTTTGCCGTATATTCCACCGATTCTTCACTGGCAGATCTATAAATATCGAATGTCTTAGACTCATTATCACTAATACCTTCTGGAAAAGTTATGTCTCCTGGAGTTTGATTATTATCATCAACATAAGGTACAATTTCAATGTTATTTAAAATTACATTTGGTAGATATGTTTCTACTGCACTTCTTAAATCTTCTCTAATTGATTCGAAAGTAGCACCATCCATTGGTTCAAAAATGAATTCGTAAAGTCTGGTTCCAAAATCAGGCAAGTAGTATCTACTTCCTTTTCTAGTTAGTATAAGATGAATTAAATCAGTTCTTATTTCCTCATCTGGATTTTGAGATAATGAAAGGTACTTCCCTCTAGTACTTTGTCTGAACGGAAAATTTATACCGTAAGTTAGTGATTCACTCATAACTTATAAATATTTCAGTTTTTGTTTAATAAAAAACCCATCTCTCGATGGGTTTAATTTATCCTTCACACGCTACACATTGTAGATCATTTAAGTTAAGTTTCTTTCTTGCAAATGCTTGTGCTGAATTCATAGAGTGTTGGTAATACAGTGTTTTTACTCCCAATTTCCACGAATCTATTAATAATTTATTCACATCACGGGTTGGCATATCTGGAGATACCATTAAATTAAGTGATTGTGATTGATCTATATATGTTTGTCTAATCGCAGCTTGGTTGATAATAGAAGCTTGATTTATTTCTGCAAAAGTTCTGAATATTTCTTTTTGTTCATCAGTCAAAAAATCAAGGTGTTGTACAGATCCATCATTTTTTTTGATACTACTCCACACACTTTTTTCATTTTTACCCAAGTCAGTCAACAACTTATCTAAAACAGGATTTTTAATTGTTACCTTCATTTTAGCAACATCCTTTACATAACAATTAGACCAAATAGGTTCAATTGATTGCGATACTTGTCCGAGAATAAAAGCGGAAGACGTTGTCGGTGCAATTGCATTTAATGTGACATTTCTTCTTCCATAACCCTCAAGATACTCTGGTTCACCATATTTTTGAGCCAACTCCTCAGATGCTTGATAAGACTTTTCTTTTATTTTTTTGAAAACCTCAACATTCAACCTAGCAGTATCTCTACTGTCAAACGGTAAATTTTTTGATTGGAGTAATGAGTGCCAACCTAATACACCCAATCCCAAAGCCCTCTGTCTTTTTGCAAAGTTATAAGCCTTTTCTAAATAAAAGAAAGCTCTTGAACCTTCAATAGTACCGTTATCTCTTATGTCTTCAATTTTCTTAACAAAGTCAGTGACTACCGCATCTAGAAAATATGTAAGTACTTCTACAGCATCGGTATCTTTCCATTCATCATAATGTAATAGATTCATAGATGACAAAACACACACAAATGATTCCTCTTCTGAATTATGTAAAGCAATTTCAGAACAAAGATTTGAATTATAAATCTTTGCATTTTTATCCTGATATACTTCTGGTGAATTATTATTCATCGTATCAGTAAACATAATATATGGATAACCTATTTCCCCTCTCCTCTGAATCACTTTTGCCCAAATAGCTCTTTTTTCATCGTCACCATCTATCATCTCTTGCATGAACTGATCAGTAACTGTGACAGCATGTGTCAGATCTTGAATAGGGAAACCTTCTGTACCAATTTCAAGGAATTCCATTATATCAGGGTGTTCTAATGGTAAGTAAGGTGAAAATCTTCCTCTTCTAGTTGATCCTTGTGATATGTTGTCAACAACACTTTCGAATAAATTCATAAAGTGAACTGCACCTGGTGCGTGACCATTATCTGTTACCTCAGCACCTCTTTCTCTTATGTTACCAAAATAACCAGAGGTTCCTCCTCCCATTTTACTCATTTCACCAACTTCTGCTTGAGTGTATAATATAGATTCTATATTATCACCTATATTAGAACCAAAACAACTTACAGGTAATCCTCGAACTTTTCCGAAGTTTGCCCAGACAGGTGAGGAAAGTGAATACCATCCTTTACCCATGTATTCATAAAATTTTTCTGAAAAACCTTCAATACCTAAAAGTTTTTCAGCATGATCAGCTATTGTTTTAATTCTCTCTAAAGGTTGTTCACCCTCACTTAAATAACCTCTTTTTAAAAAGGTAATGGATTCTTCATTTATCCATTCGAATGCTTTTCTATTATTCATTATATATTTTTCTTTTATTAAAATAAATCGTTTGACGTGATCGATTTTGACTTCTTACTATAATTTATACTTCTCTTATTAAAAAAGTCAGTATGTTTTGTAGTAAGTATTTCGTCATCGAACCATTCTGTGGTCTCTAACAAAGTATCGTCAATTAGGAACAAATTATCAATACCGATAGCATTCAAAGATAGATTAAATCTGTGTTTTATAAACTCCAATGTCTGACTCTTTGTTAAAAAGTCTAAATCTCCCTTTTCGAAAATCCAATTTATAATTTCTTGTTCAGCTTCAAAAGCTTCTTTTGTAGCCTCTTTTAAATCATCAATTAATTCGTCTGTCCACCATTCTGGGTTCTCTTCTTTGATCATATTAACAAGATCAAATCCGAATTCAGCGTGAATATTTTCTTCTTTGGAAGTTGCTTCAACAGCATTACTTATACCTTTTAACATATTTTTGTGTTTGTTAAAAGACATAATTACTAGAAACTGAGAGAATAAAGATACGTTTTCGACAAACATTGAGAATAAAACGACCGACTCGAAATATTCTTTGTTTTCTACCGATTTAGAATTTGAAATTGACTTTTCTAAGTACTTGATCCTTCTTCTTATCGAAGGTACTTGTAAAAGACTTTCGAACTCTTTGTTCAAACCTAAAAGTTGAATCAAGTGAGAATACGCATCTGCGTGTCTAACTTCAGATTCCGCAAATGTCGCACCTACATTACCTATTTCTGGTTTGGGCATTCTTTTGTAAATGTCACCCCAAAATGTCTTTACAGAAACTTCTATTTGTGAAATGGCCAACATAGCCCTTTCAAGTGAGGTCTTTTCTTTTTCATTCAAATGAACCTTGAAGTCCTGAATATCAGATGTAAAATTAAACTCAGTATGTACCCAATAAGAATGTCTGATAGCATCAACGTAATCATTTAGATTTGGGTACTCATAAGGTTTAAGATTTGTCCTTTTGGAAAATATATTTCTTCTTCTTTTTGCTCGATATAAAATATACTCTTTAGCAATTTCATTCAATCCGTTATCCATTAATTTATTTTCAACCATATCATGGACATCGTCAACATGTGGTACTCTATCTTTATTATTACGGAATAGGGCTTTTGTTGACAGTCTGGCGATCTTTTCGGCCATTTCGGAATCAGACTCATTAATACCATTCATAGCTTTTAAAATTGCTCTCTCAATCTTATCTGTTTGAAACGGTGCTTTTGACCCATTACGTTTGATTACGTAACGTGAATCTTTTTCATAGTTGTTGTAAGTTACTCCCATTTTTTATTTATATATTAAATTGATTTATTTTCTCTTTGTTTTCTTTTTTCCATGAGATCTTTGATTCGATCTCTCTTTCTTTCTTCTTTTTGCTCTTCCATACCCAGGAATGTTACACTCTGATCAGTATCAATCTCTAACATTTCATTATCGAATTTACAATTTTCGAAAATAATACCGTCTTTTCCGATTCTGGATTTAGTTATTGCGATAGTTGCTAAATTCATTTCTTTTTGTTGAAGTGTTTTAGCCACTGATATAATAACATGACCTACTTGAGCCTTCTTAATAGATCCTCCCATTTGATCAGTTGTAACTACGTCAGATGAGATTGAGGATCGATTACCTTGTGTTGCAGTCCAACCAACGATGTCTAGTTCATGACACATAGATTCAAACCCTCTCATGACAGACCCTTCACTCTTCCATTCATCACTTAAAACTTTATCAGGGTTAATACAGTCAATATAATCTAATACTACAAGATCAATTTTTGTTCCTTCTGCAATCATTTTTCTAATTTGATTTTTTATTTGATTCATCGTCAAACTATCAGAAGGTAATTTTTTTAAAACTAATTTGTTAGTTGTTGATTCTTTTATTTCACTGACTTTATTCAATACTATTTCTTTATGATCACTTAAATTATCCGGAGCAATACCTGTCCACATAGTGAAGTGTTTTCTTTGAATTATCTTAGGATTATCTTCGAAAAAGATTTGAAGTACATTATACCCATGGTTAAACGCATTATTAGCAATTTTTGTCAAAACTGTTGTTTTACCAACACCGGTCGGCGCTAAAATGACACCGATCTCACCTTTAGCTAAACCACCTTTCAACAAATTATCAATTCCTTGTATACCCATTGGTACCGGGTGTCTAAAATCGTCTTCTAATACTGTGTCTAGGTTGAAAAATACATCTGACGTACCTTTATCTGTCTCACCCACTTGTAAAGCCCCACGAACCATCTCTTCTAGTGTATCATAACTTTCGAAATCACCCTTATCGATTATGTTCTGTGCTTTATTCATAACCTTTTTCAACTCTTGTTGTTTACAAAACTTCAAAGATTTTTCTTGTACAAAAATATCACCGTCAGTATCACATTCTTTGATATTACCTATGGTATCTATAACTATTTTTCTAGCTATGTCAGAAGTAATTTCAGATTTAGCAATTTGTTCTAAAGTATTATACGAAGGAGTATGTTCATATTTGACATAATATTCTTTAATCATTTGCATGATTAATTTGAAATAATTATTATCAAAATATTTTGGATCGATTACATCAATAATTGTATTCGCAAAATCACTAGTCATAATGATATTATTAAGCAACTGAAGTTGAAAATTAGTTCCTAAATAACCGAAATTTAAATTTTTTGACATGATAAAACTAGTGTAGTGTAAATTATAAATATAACGATCAAAGAGTATAATTCATGTATTCTCTACTAATATTTTTTCGTGAAAAAATGTCAGTAAGATTTTTAAGTATATTTTTTATTTCTGGACGAATGTCAACGGTATATCTGATCTTTGGTGGGTACAATTTAGCGTTCCAAGATCTCTGACAAATTGTCTGGTCTCCATAGTTTATCATAAGATAAAAATACTCATCATCATCAGTATTTGACGTCTCAATTATGTTTGGATCTACCATCAACTGAAAAAGATTATCATTCAGATAATCATGAGTTTTATACTTCATTCTTTCTTGTAGCATCTCAGCCAATTCTTTAAAGTAATCATAAAACTCAATACTTTTTACGCTTTCAGAATTAAATTCCTTAACGTTAAAAAACCTTTGGACAACTATGTTGTCGTTCAATTTCAGAACGAATTCAAGTTTTGTTATGTCATTTTTTTCTTTCATCATTTTTTATTTTGATTGATTAAATTTCTTTTTTTCTTTTCTAGTTAGTTTCATAAATGGTGTAATAAAATCGGTCCAGGTGTTATCTTTTGGGAGATATTTGAATATTCCATCGTCTTTCATCATCCTCAATAAATTTTTATAACCTCTGTCTTCTGGATCTATAACATCATTATATATTTCTTTAATTTTAATTTTTTCTTCATCTTTTAGGTAGTCTGTTTTAAGATCTACCAATTTTTTATTCATTTTATAAAATTCTTCACCAAAAGTTCCTTCTTTTGACTTACCTTCTAATATATTCTGAATTGTTTTATTTTTCTTATCGGTCTCGATTAATTTTCGTGATTTATTTAATAGTTGTTCAATACTAAACTTTTCTTCAAAAATTTCTGGAAAATACTTTTGAATTTTTTTTTCACCTAGATTATAAATTCCACTTACATTATCAGATCTATCACCACGAATTATTTTGTATGTTACAACATTATAATATGGAATTTCTAATTTATCAATGTTGACTTTTTGAAATTTTGTCAAAAACTTTTTCTCAATTGGAGAATATACTTTGACGTCTTCATTTATTAATTGTGTAAGGTCTTTGTCAGATGAAAAAATAGTCTTGGATTCGTTTTTGGAAATCGAACAATAATACGATATCATATCGTCACTTTCTAACTCATCAATTTCTACTTGTCGTACAAAAATCTCCTCGAGATATTCTTTGACCCTATTAATTTGATAGTTGTATGAATCAAGTTTTGGATCGTTATACCTTGTGTCGGATCTTTTATTATTTTTATAGTTATTGTTTATTTTTTTTCTTCGAATAGAATTGTTTTGTCCATCCCAAAATACAATTACTTTATCATAATTAAATTCGTCCAAAAATTTTCTCAAGGTATTTAAAAAATGAAAAATACCACCAATATGATTCCCTTTGAAGTAAAAGTCTTTCACTCCATGGAACCCTATCTTGAATAGATTATTGCCGTCTACGACTAATGTTTTCACTTGTTTCCAGTTTAATCGTTTTCCTCAACTAAACTGAAATCACTACCAATCCCTATAATATTTTTCCAATATTCCGATTGCGATGCTTTGTAACCCTCTATAGATTTTTTTTCTTCTGTAGTATCTTTACCCGCTAAAAACCCATGAGGTGTGACTAGTATTCGTCCATCTTCATAACCTAACCCGTTAATGTGGTTTTTCATAACTGAAATCTTAGTTCTAGAAGCAAATTTTACTTTTCTTTTATCTTTTACCGCGGTTATTTTAGTCGTACCAGCGTTTTTTTGGTTTCCAAATAAAAATACTAATGAGGAGTTTAACCATATTGATTCACCACCTTTGGCTTTAATTTTTGGTTGTCCGAAAGGATTATCTGGTAATTCTACCCATGGTTGATTAACAATAACGAGTGTATTCTCATACTTTGAGTCGGATCTTCTTGATCCCGATATTCTCTGGTTAATACCCATTCCAATTTTATCCGCTAGAGTAGCTGCATTGTGTTGTTTTCCACCTTTACCATCATAAGTCATCTTACATGGTACTGATCCAACAGAATCCCACAAAATTAATAAATCATATTCTAACTCACCCTTATCTTGAGCATCAATTAGTTGATTTATATAATCGGTAATTTGTTCAATATATTCAAAATTATTATTAAATAGGAAAAATCCATCCCACTCCAATTCACCAGTTTCCTCGTCAACTACTTCCTCACATTCAAAACCCATGAGTTTAGCATGATCAAATGACCATTTTTGTTCTGTAATAATGAACACAGGTAGGATTTGTTTTTTTTGAGCATCGACAGCGGCTTTCACTAACGCGGTTGTTTTTCCAGTATCACTATGACCCAAAAACATATTTAGATGACCGATAGCCGGTCCAGGTACTCCTACGGCATCTAAAAATTCTTTTCCTAAATCTAAGAATCTTTGGGGTTTGTATTTAGCTGATGATGAGAATTTCTTCTTAAGTGATGCAAAATCTTTCTTTTTTATTGCCATGTTTTTTAGAAATTAAAATAAGGGGAGGATCTCCTCCCCTTATTTATTTTTTAAAATGGTAGATCTTCGTCTACTTTTTCAGTTTTACTTGTTGTTGTTTCTGTGAATACACTTTTAGTTTGTTCCACTTGTGAATCACTATCATCGTACACATACTTACCAAGATCACTACTCCAAACTGGGGTCTCTCCTCTTGCAATAGCTTCGAGATATTCAGTTGGTTTTTTAGAATATACATCAGTCCATGAAGTTTCATCATTTACCCATTCATTCATTTGATTTGAATCCTCACTCAATGGAGTTGGATCATCGTACATAATTGTCTGAACGACAGTATACTCAATTCCTGATGGAGTTTTAGCCTTCGTTAGTTCAACTATGAGATCTCTACCTTTTTCAATATCGGTAATATCCCCTTTATTTCTCCAAATTGGGATAATCTTATCGAGAATACCCTCTTGCTTGTAGTTGTCTTTGAACCTCCAAAACTTTGGTCCGTCTTGCTCATTATCTCTATCGATTACCTTAACAATATAAAACTTTCTTGCTCTGTATTGTCTTGCAAGTTCTCTATCAGAATCTTTACCAGTAGACATCAATTCCTCATAAACTTCATTTAGAGGTGATCTTTCTCCATCATTTTTATCGGGATCATAAAGTTTTGTCCACTTACCATCAACTTGAACTTCATGGTACCATACTTCAACGAATGGTGAGGAACCATCACTAGTGGGAAGGATTCTTACTGTTTTTTGACCTGATTTAGTATTCTTAGGAAGGTAAGTTGTGAAATATTTTTTCATTCTTTCCTCCTGAGATACAGAATTTTTTGTTGTTTTTTGTGTGTTTTTCTCGTATTGAGATAACACTGAATCTAATACATTTGACATTGTTATAAAATTTTTCTCTTAATACTCAATAAAAGTATAAGATAAATTCTTTTATTGTCAAACAATTTTATTGATCTTCATCAAATACAATATCGAAACTGTCTTTGATATCTTTGTCTGAAAAGTTTTCAACATCGTCCTGTGTGAGGACATATTCACTTTTTCCTGTTTTTTCAATTTCTTCACCTTTGTCATCAAAAAAATCAGTAAGTTTTTGATTATAGGGATAACTATCTAAACTTCTAAGTTCTAACTTTTGTTCAGGTGATTTAGGTTTATACTTTTCAATCTTAGCCTCTACATTATCTATTTTAGATATTATCTGATCCATTTCACCTAATTTATCAGTCAAATCATTTAATTTAGTGAAAATATCATCTATATTACCTAGTTTTGTTAGGATATCTTCCTGTTTTGTTACTAAATCTGTTATATCCAACTCTTCAGTACCAGAATCATCACTGATATCTGTACTCTGATCTAACGAATCGTCTACCACTTCTACTTCTGGATCTGAATCAATATCTACTGGTTCATTTTCGACTTCAGTGTCAGTCTCCAATTCAGTATCATCTATACCTATATCACCTAGTGGGTCAGATTCACCACCTTCCTGTTCATTTATATACTCTTTTATAGTATTAAATTTCTCTATTTCTTTAAGAAGTTTCTTTTCAATATTCATGATCAACCGTTTAATAATGTCTTAATACCCTGATTAGTTTCAACTTTCAAGGTTTTATTGATGTAGGATGTATTATCAATTCTCTCAATTAGTCCATCTTTCAATCTAACAGTATAACAATCACCGGTATCTAAATCACATACCTCTTTAATTCCAGGACCAGCATTTCTTTCAGTTATTCGAGTATTTTTTTGAAGAAAATTATCTAATAATTGTTTTGTATCCATAATCTTTTATTTATAAATATCATTTAGTTTTGAAATAGTTAAACGATGGTATTATATAATTTTTTATATTCATTCAACGTCATTTCATAAATAGACTTACCTAATTCATCATTTTCTAATTTAAGATCAATAGAATTTAAAATTTGTTGTGGATTAGGATTATTTTCTGAAATACTAATGTCATACCACGTAGAATAAAATATATCCGTTAACGCAGTAGCTATTCTTATGTTTTCATTTATTATTGTTGGCCTTAACCATTCATCAAATATTGAAAAATAAATTTTATATCTATCAACCATAAATCTTATACTTTGTTCATGTGTGGAGAAAGAAGCATAAGGTATATTTTTTTCATTTATCCTCCCACAGTGTTGTTCATCAAAATAATTTGATAAGTTACCTCCCCATTGTAAGTCAGTTCTAATACCAAATAAATTATTATTATAATAGTTTTCAAGATTATTTGTTGATAGATAAACTTGCACTATCAAATAATTAACTAAGTTTATATCATTAGAACCAGTAGTTTCATTTACCATATTTGTAATATCATTAAAGATACTATCTATCGTCAAATCTTGATTATTAGATTGTAATGAATCTATAAGTGGTTTATCAGGGTATTTTGTGAGATCTATACAAGCACTCGAATTAGCCGCGGTCATTCCTGAAGTCACTTCTGTAATCCCTGAAGTGACAGGTGAAGATTCTTCTGTTTGGTTACTATTATCAATACTTCTTATCTGATCTCTATATTTTCTAATCATATCCCTGTTGACTGACGCAACTAATTTGTCAGGTGGCTGTGACCTATAAATTGGTGCACGTACTCCAGTAAAGTTTGTTATAAAATTATTGGGTGTGATACTATGTGAAACTTCTTCAATCATATAAGTTCCATGGAACATAGGTACATTAGACAGATAGAAGTACATTGTTGGTTGAATCATTACATTACCTAAACATTCTACATTACATTCGAAAGCTAGTGTTTTATAATAATTTATCAAACTCTGTGATTGTTGTGCAACTTCTTGCCCACCACGTTGATCAGCTAAATCTGTTTGAACTTGTATAGACAATGAAGTTGTTTTTTGATTTGACATATCTATTGATATATTTTTGAATATACTTTGATTTTGGTTTCCAAAGTTAACTGTAAATCCGACCACTTTGTTTTTATTCGAATAGTCTGTCACACCTTCTTGACTATCAATTAATGGATTTAGAGAAGATTTTCTTAGATCAAACGAGTCGTCACCAAATACGTAGTTTGCATTATTTCTTTGATCAACAGTCTGAGAGACATCAGTTCTATGAATAAATAACATCTTAGGACGTGTATCTCTATAATCAACATTCAAGTGTGTACCAAAAGTATCATTAGCAGTATCCAAAGGTATTGGATTAGATTCTTTTAACCTGTAATTTCTTCCGTAGAAATTGTAGTATGTTGGTATCGGAAAGGATATAAATCCATTCTGTGTAAACAATAAATCTAATAACGTAAATAGACTTGTCGTACTATTAGCCTTGCCCAAAAATCCTCTGAACTTATCTATATTTGCTAGAATATCGCCCGCTGGACGGTTAGCAGTATCCAAAATTAATATATCCTCAAATAGTGTTCTGTTTTTGAAATCTCGACCAGCAATCCATTTATCATTAAAAGCTTTAAAAGTATAGTACTGTTCATTTTTACCTATATTTCCATCGACTTTGCTTAACTTTTGTTCTTGATTTTCGATTTGTATTTCTGGTAATTTTCTATTTAGGTTTAAAAATACATAATTTAAAGTTTCATTTTGGAATTTTTTTTGTTCCTTCAAAAAGTTATCTAACTCTTCTTTAAATTCAGAAGTTGTTAGATTTTCATTTTCTACTTTTCTTGATGCGTATATTTTGATTATCTGTGATAATCTTTCAACATTTAATTTATTGAACTCTATGTTAAAATCTCTGAAGAAATCTGTTATATACGACCCATCACTCGAATAACCTAACTTATCGTTTGTATATACACCCACATTCAAATATAATGACCTCCAAGCCTCAGGGTAATTAGATACACTTTGATTCAAAGAGGTATTGTTCTGACTAGTCGGTAATGAACCAGTTATATATTTTTCATAAGTCACTGGGTCAACTGGTCTAATAGATGGATCATCAGAAAAAGAATTGAATATTCTTCTATCAAAATTACCAGGATTACCGTTTTTATATATTATATCGTATTCAAGAATATCTTTAGTGAATGTTAAATTCGATTTTATCTGGTTTTTAGCTAACTCATTAGCCAACTCTTCTCCAGTCAAATTAGACCCTACATTCTCAATGACAAATATTTTTTGAAGGATTTTAAATAAACCATTTTTATAACTAGTCTGTTCCTGTCCGAAAAAATTAATAGAATTAGTATTCGGTTTTTCTACAAGGTCCTTTATTGAATTATTTCTTTCACAAAAATTCAGGAAATGTCTTTCAAACTCATCTAATTGTTTAGAATTAAAAGTTGCAAATATATCTTCTATCGAATTATAATCATCTTGATTACTCGAAAATCCAAATGATGAATTTTCATTTTTTATGTATTGATCCGTTCTTGGTTTTTTTAATAAGGATGTATCAAAATAACCATAATTTGGTGACCCCCATAATCCTCTAAATGATCCATTATATAAACTTTGGTTACCTACCAATGGTCGATTCAAATTACCAAGATCGTCACTTAATTCTAATATTGATTGATTAAAGTTCATAAAACCACATGATGGTATCAACAGCACTTTGTTTTCATTATTATCAAAATCTAAATTACCGTTTATATTGATATATTGGAACCAGTTTTCTAAACTAATAGACTGATTATCATTCAATAAATTTTGAGTGTTATCAATAAATTTTGAAGAATTATCTAAATTATCGATTTTTACACCTATGTCATCTAAAATATCTTTTATATTATTTGGGTATGATGTTATGACATTTTTTTTAGTGAATAAATAATACATTTCGTTTATCATCTTTGGATAAAATCCAATGTTTTTTGTTATGTTCGTTAAATTATTTTGTGTATCTTGATTGTTTTTTTGAAGATAGTATATAAACTCCTCCCCTGAAATTGTCTTAATATTGTAATTTTTATTAATATTTTGTGTGGTTGGGTCATATAGATTTATATAATCAACATCATTCCAGATATCTTCTAGAATGTCAATCCCGTCCACAATATTTTTTTTATATCTATACCAAATCGAACCATATTTAAGAATCCATAGATATGGTAATTTATGTATTGCGGAAAATTTATTTATGGAACTGAATAGATAACCTTCTTGAGAATTTCCATTTTGGTCTTGTGATTTTATTTTTTCGTGTAATGTGGAAAAGGGTAAACCATTTAATACAAGATAACCTAATGAAGTATAAGGATTGATTTTACCATTTTTCTCATTTTCATTACCTTCTAAAATTGAATTGATTAGATAGGGAGTATTAAATATCGATGTGGTTTGTTTCTCTACCGCATTATTGTCATAATTATTACCGTAATTAATATTACCCTCGAATAAAAGAAACTTACTTAAATCTCTCTGATTAAAGAAATTTTTTAATTGTTGATAATTTGAAATTTCAAGATCTGGGGAAGCATTTAAATCTGAGGATTGATTTGGACTAGTCATTGTATTGATCATCCATTCAAAATTAGTGACTGGTCTTTTTTGTGTATTTCCCAATTCTAAACTAAATGTAGATAAAGTCTTTTTCTGAGGAAAAAATTCATATATATTCGTAGTGTCATTACTATCCTCTATAGATGACAATTCTTGACCATTTTCTAAATAAATTCTACACCTTTCTAAATTAGTAAATGGATATGTCGATAAATAAGATAACTTATTAGATGTGTTATTTTTTAAGAATTTGTTTAGTTTTTCAATATTTTCTGAATTACCTTGTACTGATAAGGAGTCACTAGATATTGTATTAATGTTGAAAATTCCGTTCGGGTTTTCTAATTGAGCATCCAAATAATTAGTCGAAAACAAATCTCTTCTAGTCTGATTCCATTTCAAACCAGTACCATTGTTAGATATACTTCTCAAATAATCCAAAAAATTTTGACTGTTAAATGAAAATCTTTTTAATTTTTGTGTCAGACTGGAGCTACCATTGACTTTTTCTTGAATGTTGACGACTTCGAAATCACCTATAATACTATAGAGTTCATTAGATGTATCGTTTTGTTCCGCTAATTTGGAATAAAATGAGGGTAAAAACGATCTATCATATATTTCATAAAAAAATGATACTTCACTAAGGTCTGTATAAGGTTCATTTTCGAAAGGAAAAGATAAAGTATTGAATGATACTGACTTAGTTACTTTTTGTGTATTATTAAATTCATAATCAATGGTCTGTTCTTCTCTTGCAATCGATGCACGAATATAGTCTTCAACAAATTTTATTTCTGGCCATAAATCATATCTGAAACCTTGAGTTTTACTTATTTCAGACGGTAACCCAGGATATTTTAAAATATACTGTTCTTGTCCGTCTTGATATTCTTTATCGAAATACTGGGGCCATGGATAAACCACTTGAGAAGATCCATCTCCAAGTTGCACATCAGTTTTATTATCGACACCAAAAGACTTTTCCGAACTTATAATACTACGTAGTCTTATTGGATCTTTTCTTTTGTTCCACGCGAATTCATGTACATCATCCAGTATTCTCAGAAATGCATCAGCACTCGCACATAAAACGGCTGCAATGTTATTAACTGTAGGTATAAATCCTAAACCTACATCACTTTTTTGAATTTTTTCAGATAGTGCTAAAGTTATGTCTTCTTCTATTCTTACTTTGGTCTCGTTGTATTTTTTTTCAATGGTATTTATTTTATCTAGGTATGAATTCCTTACCTGACTACCATTTGTGGTTTCTCCAAATGTTATGAACGTAGTTATTAAAATGTCATTTTCAATTCTTTGTGTTTGACTATCTAAACTAATATTATCTATTGCAAAATCAGCCTCTATTACCGCTCTCAGTTCTAAAATTTCATTAGAGTTACCAGCAGTCCCAGTTCTTAACTGATAGGTTTTTTCAAAGTCAACCAAGGTCAAGTCTTGAAATTGATCAACAAAATCTGAGTATTTTATGTTGACATCTATGTCCGATTTTAATTTTTTATTACCGATTTTGTATGATCCATTACTACCTAAAACTGTATTAGTATTTAATTTCGCATTATATTCCTCTATAATCTGTCTTAATTCTCCTAATGCCTTTATTGCACCTTCAGTTTCCAACTCTTTTTTTAATTTATAATAAATTTGTGACGATAAATTATTTAATACATAACTCTCACTTTTATCAATATATTTATCGAACCAATTCATAGATCTTTGAGGGAATAAATTATTTTTGTAGTCTTTTAAATCATTAGTATATCTCTCTATGTCTGATAACACCGATAGATCTTCTTGTCCGTAAGCGGCCATTACATACTTTTCAAAATTATCCATTTTGAATTTCATCTCAGTCACAGTCAAGTGGGGAAAATTTTCATCGATCAACCCTTTAGATTTATATACACTATATACTTCATTGAGTTTTTCATACCCTAATGTTGATTTGGAAGTAGTGCTTTCTGTTATACCTAATCCCGTTTGACTTGAAGGATCATCAACTCCAACTCTACGTTCGATTTGTGTAGGACTAATTTTAGGAACTGAGTACAAATAATCTAAAAGAATATCACTTTGTAGTGGAAAACGATATGATTGTAATGTGACTGACACATTATAATTCCCTGAAGATGAGTCAAAACTTGTGTTAAATGAAGTGACCATCAATTCATATTGAACTGCCTTTCCGTAATAACCTTTCAGTGTAAGAAGAAATGGTGGATATGGAAATTGCATAAAAGCACTATATGGTGAATTTTCACCTTGTTCAAATAATGCTCTACCTTGTACATCAACCATTTCTATTTTAACTGTTGGTACTGCAGCCCTAGTTATTGAAAAATCTATTTTAGTAATCCCCAGAAGTTGTGTATCTTCATTATTAATTATTTTTTTTATCTTCCTTTGGGTTATTCCCTGTCCAACTGTTTCTGTTACAGACTGGTTAGCACCTTGTGATTCTGTGGAACCTTTTCCAGTTATCTGATCAGACCAAGATGTATCGAAATAATTTTTACCTCTCGGTTTCAAAAAATTTAACGTTTCTCGATCTTCACCATTTAATGATCCAACCCTTATGTTAGATACTGTCTGATCTATTGTAGTTCCATTGGCCAATTTAGTTCTAGGTAAAACTTTTGCCTCTAGGTTAGCATACATGACCAAGTTTTCCTGATCAACATATCTTTCTTTGACTTTACCAGATTTATCCACAACTTTATTGGGATCTATGACAAAAATATTATCATAATCCGCCTCTACATAAATTTGTTGACCATTATCTACCATAATAGAAGAAGTGATTTTCTAATGCTGAGTTATAATCTTGTAAAGAAGCATTCAAAGGATAAGGAATGAAAAGTACAGATTGATCTTTTATGTTGTCTTCCAATCCACCAAATTTTGGGTTAGCAGCTAAAATCAACCACCCAAAATATGGTGTATTATAAAATTCCATACTTATCCTATCTAATCTACTAAGACCCGTCCTATAAATAAATCTTTTATCGGATCCTTTACTTGGTATAGTAACAAAAGGAACGACGGTTTGATTTCCGTTCACCAAAAAGTTCTTATATCGGTTATAATATTCCATTATTTAAATTCTCTTTTTCCGTTAAATGATGTTCCTTCAGTATTTACATTTTTATATAATATATTAAAAAATCCGTCTTTTTCTACAGGATTTTCTACTTCTCTAATGTAATCGAATTTTCTTTCTTTGTTAGGATTAAATGGATTGTATGATACAACCTTTTTCACTTCATTTTCATTTTTAAACGTAGATATGATATTCTTTGAAAATTTAAAAATTGTATCATATTGATATTTTAGTCCTGTTATTACTGTTGTCGGTGTTGTATTAATAAATGGATCATTGAATTCATCCAATGGGTCAGTTCCTATAGTTATGGTTGATCCTTCTATTATTTCAGTAACATATTTTCTCCATTCTTCTTTTTCACCTAAATCACCTAAAATTTCATCAATAATTTTTTGGGTATCATTTAATACCTCATAACCGAATATCATAAAGAACCTAATGTTTTCCGGGGTGTTTATTGTAGTGTTTCCAGGTAATGTAAAATCGAAATTGTCATCATACATGTTAATGTTCTTTTGAAAAACTTTTGTTTCAATTGTATCATAATATTTTTTTAAGTCTTCACCAACAATTTCTAAATCATTAGTTAATGTATTCAATGTATTTTCACCCTGTATACTATATATAACGTTTCTACCAGATTTTAATCTGAATCCATCAGTCAATGATTCTACCAAAAT